ATTGCTATTGCCATGATCAATAATAATATCTCCTTCACCACAATATCGTAGTAACTCATTAATCGTCTCCTCTACTGTTTCTGCAGGCACAACCATCTGGAAAATTCCTGGTTGATTACCACCATTTGTTTTTTGTTTAACTATTTTAACAAGGTTTTCGATAGTAGTCGCAACTCCATTCACATATCCTTTCTCATATGCTTCACTTGCCTTCTCGTAATTTCTACGATACCCCCAAACTTCTATTCCTGCCTTCATCATACGACGAGACATGCCTTCACCCATTCTCCCTAGCCCAATCAAACCAACTTTCATTTTTCCCAATCCTCGTAAATTTTTTTAAAATGTATATCAACTTTAGTCAAACTATCCAAGTGAATATTACAAACATAATCATGATCATCACACCATTGTAGAGCAATTTCATGAAACTTTTGTTCACTCATAACTCGTTTAACTCCATAAGTTCTAGAGAATGATGACATTATAAAATGCCAACATTGGTGTTGTGGTTTCATTACTTATTATCTAAAACGGAATTCCAATCTTTCTGAAAGAGTTCGAGACCCTTATCAGTCATAATGTTCTTATACATTGCCCAAAATACTACTGGAGGAATTGTGACAACATCAGCACCATGTAGAGCAGATTGTTCTACCTGTCTCACATCACGAAGAGATGCCGCAAGAATTTGTGTAGATGTTCCTGAGTAATCAAATGCCTTACGAATGTTCTTGATGAGTTCAATTCCATCAATAGAATTGTCCATCCAACGACCAACAAATGGCGAGATGAATGTTGCTCCTGCCTTTGATGCAAGAATTGCCTGAGAAACTGAGAACACAAGGGTTACATTAACTTGAATTCCTTTATCAGTCAGAAACTTACATGCTTTAAGTCCCTCAACTGTACAAGGAACTTTAATTGTAACTGTTGGAGCAATTGTATAATATTGTCGTGCTTCAGAAAGCATTTCTTCTGCTGTATCAGCAACAACTTCGGCAGAGATGCTTTGTAAATCTGGAAATATTTTTGAAATTTCACTAATAACTTCCAAGAGTTGCCTACCACTTCTAAGAATCAAAGTGGGATTTGTGGTAACTCCATCCAACAGTCCAGTCTCATATGCTGGACTAATCATCGAAACATCGGCGGTATCTAAAAAGATCTTCATATAAAAGTAAGAACTCATAAGTAATTATACGGAGTTCTTGCTAAGGTGTCAGATTTTGTTACGAATTGAAGACATAACAAATCATCCATAAATCATTCCAACAGTCAGTAAAACAAAGCAAAGTATAGTGAATACCATAAGTCCTATCCCTGCCCAAATTACCCAATTGGGAATCTTTTCGTATTCAGTATTGTGAGACATAAAAAAAGAGGGTTGTTATACCCTCTTAGTTATATCAGTTATTCAGTTGTTATCAACCGATAGCTGGTGCTGTAAGAGCAACAGGAGTCATATCAGCAGCAGCAAGATCAAGTGGGAAGTTGTGAGCATTACGTTCGTGCATCACTTCCATACCCAGACCACCACGATTCAGGATGTCTGCCCAAGTAGGAATCACACGGTTCTGACTATCAACAATCGACTGGTTAAAGTTGAAACCATTGAGGTTGAATGCCATAGTGCTAACACCAAGAGCAGTGAACCAGATGCCAACTACTGGCCAAGCAGCAAGGAAGAAGTGTAGTGAACGTGAGTTATTGAAGGAAGCATATTGGAAGATAAGGCGACCAAAATAACCATGAGCAGCTACAATGTTGTAGGTTTCTTCTTCTTGTCCGAACTTGTAACCATAGTTCTGTGATTCAGTTTCTGTCGTCTCACGTACAAGACTAGAGGTGACAAGAGATCCGTGCATAGCAGAGAAAAGAGAACCACCGAAGACACCAGCAACTCCCAACATATGGAAAGGGTGCATAAGAATGTTATGTTCTGCCTGGAAAACAAGCATGTAGTTGAAAGTTCCCGAAATCCCCAGAGGCATAGCGTCAGAGAAGGATCCTTGACCGAAGGGATAGACCAGAAACACTGCGCTAGCAGCAGCAACGGGTGCTGAGTAGGCAACACAAATCCAAGGACGCATACCCAGTCGGTAAGATAGTTCCCATTCACGACCCATATAGGCATAGATACCAATCAGAAAGTGGAATACGACCAATTGAAATGGTCCACCGTTATATAGCCATTCGTCGAGTGAATTGGCTTCCCAGATGGGATAGAAGTGAAGACCGATAGCGTTGCTAGAAGGAACAACAGCACCGGAGATGATGTTGTTTCCATACATTAGAGAACCAGCAACTGGTTCACGGATGCCGTCGATATCGACAGGAGGGGCAGCGATAAAAGCAACAATGAAACAAATAGTAGCAGCGAGAAGTGTTGGAATCATTAGAGTTCCAAACCAACCAACGTAAAGACGATTGTTGGTAGAAGTCACCCACTCACAGAATTGTTCCCAAGTGTTGCTTCCACGCTGTTGAGCGAGGGTAGCAGTCATAGTTTTAAAAGAACGTAAAGGTTTATTAAAAAGTATGTGAAGGAATGTTAAGCTCCCTCACCGACTTATTTATAATACAACCTTTTATTTAGGAAGTCAATGGGTATTAGTACCTACAATGGTCAGGAGGTGCTGACATTAAGATCCCTTATCGGAGGACATCACTTGGGCATAAATAACTTTAAGAATAAATACGCCCTCTCTTAGTTAGTGTAATGGCAGATCGTTTTCCCCTTATAGTTAATGCTATCTCAAAAAAGATTGAAGAGTTAGTATCTGGAGACAATTTAAATTTAACTGGTAATGGGTTGTTGACGAGTGGATCAACTGGAATTTCTGGGCAATATTTAAAAAGTACTGGAACTGGATTGGTTTGGGATAATCCCGGTAATGTATATCTCGATGCCACCCAAACATTATTAAACAAAACTTTGACCACATGTGCTATATCTGGTAGTACTAATATAATTTCAAATATTCCAAACAGTTCGTTAGTTAATTCTAACATTAATGTTAATGGCGTTTCTATTTCGCTGGGAGGAAGCGTAACAACCCCAGATAATAACACAACATATAGTATCTCTGCTGTTGATGGATTAGCAGCATCAGAAAAGATCGTTCGTTTAACATCTGGAGGAAATGCTGGTGCTGGCGTAACTGACGATGTGACATTTGCAGCAGGAAATAATGTTACATTAAGTAGAACTGGTGATGTCATTACAATCAACTCCAGTTATGTTGATACAAATACAGTAACACGCCTCCAGTCAGCATCGGGAGGTTCTTTAGTATCTGGAGACATTTCAATTGCTGCTGCTGGATCATCAACGGTATCTCAGTCAGGAAGCGTAATTACAATTTCATCTACCTTCACCGACACTATTACCAGATTAAGGGCTGGAACTGGTCAAACTTTAGCTTCTGGTGATTTTACTTTCCTTCAAGGTGGTGCTAGTACTGTTACTCAAAGTGGTAGTGATATCACAATTTCTTCCCAAGATACTATTACTCGTGTAAGAGGTGGCACTACAGCATCATACAATACAGGAGACATTACTATTGTTGCTGACGGAGCATCGGTAGTATCACAAACCGATTCAACAATTACAATAACATCAACTGATACAAATACAATAACTAGATTAAGAGGAACAGCAACAGGAACCTATGTTTCTGGTGATGTTACATTCACTTCTTCTGGATCTGCTACAGTATCACAAACCGGAAACACAATTAATATCTCATCAGTAGACACAAATACAACATATACTGCTGGAGCAAATGGTGGTCTAACATTATCATCAACTGCTTTTTCTGTTAAAAACTCAAACAACTTTACTGATTCTAAAGTTATTAAATGGGATAACTCGAACAAACAATTTACTAATAGCATCATTACCGACGACGGATCAACAGTAACTATTGGTGGTGACTTTGTTGTTAGTGGAACAACTACGACTTTAAATACACAAACTCTAACCGTTACTGATAACGAAATTGAATTAAGAAGAGGAAATAATCTCGTTGGTTCTGATGGTGGTATTCGTTTAAACAGAACTACTAATTCTTCTGGAGTAGCACAAACATACACATCACTCCAGTGGTTTGAATCTGGTTCATACTGGAGTGTTTATGACGGATCTGTTCGTCGTAGATTAGTAACTGAAGCCGAAACACAAACTTTAACTAACAAAACTCTAACTTCCCCAACTCTTACTAGTCCAACTCTGGGTATTGCTACAGCAACAACCATTAATGGATTAGCAATTACAACCACAGCATCTGGCACACTCACAATTGCCAACTCAAAAACTTTAACAGCAAGTAACACAGTAACATTTTCTGGTACTGATGGTTCTACTGTTGCTTTTAGAACTGGAGGTAGTGTTGCTTACGTAGCAGACACATTAGCTGTTTTTGCTACCACAACATCTACTCAATTAAGAGGTATTATTTCTGATAGTACTGGTACTGGGGTTCTAGTATTCAACCAAAACCCAAGTTTTGTTGATAGTATTATCACATCAAGCACATCTTTCTCACTATTAAACTCAACAGCAACTTCAGTGAGTGCTTTTGGTGTTGCTACAGCAATTACTTTAGGCGCCAACGGAACTGGTACTACAACAATTCGTCATGGTTTAACTGTTTCAAAGAATGTTACGTTAGGAACAATTGTTGGCGACACACTAACAATTAATGGCACTGTTGATTTTGTAAATGCTGACGTTACTATTCGTGGAACAAGTGTTAACCCATTCCGTATTGGTAGAGGAGGCAATTCTATTGCTACAAACACAAGAGTTGGATTTAATGCTCTTCAAAATAATTCATCTGGTAGTCAGAACACTGCCGTTGGTTATGAAGCAGGATCAACACTAAACTCCGGAGCAGCAAACACAGCATACGGTTATAGAGCACTCAGAAATGCTAACACAGGATCTTCCAACGTTGCTGTTGGTAGAGATGCTCTACTAGGTCTTTTAAATGGAGCTAAAAATATAGCAGTTGGTGTTAGTTCATTAAATGAAAACGCCAGTGGAAGTTCTAACGTTTGTATTGGTCACTTTGCTGGATATAATTGTCTTGGATCTGGTAACGTTTTAATCGGTCCAGCTGATGACGAGAACAGCACTAATGCCACATACCAACCACCTTCAGTTAGTGGAGACAGACAATTAGTTATTGGATCTGGAACAGAAACATGGATCCGAGGATCAAATGCTTTTGACGTTACTGTTCCAAGAAACTTGAATGTTGGCGAAAATCTTGTTATTAGTGGAAATCTTACAGTAAATGGATCTACAACTACAATTAATTCTTCCGTTCTTTCTGTAGACGACAAGACTATTGAAATTGGTGCTGTTGTAAACTCAACATTTGTGGCAACCATTGTTAATGGTAGCGCAAATATTACAGGAGTTACCCCAACTGCTGGATTAATTCCTGGTATGGAAGTTAGCATCACTACTAGTGGTATTAGTGTTCCTTTCGGCACAACAATTGTTTCAATTACTGGCAACGCAGCAACACTATCCAATCCTGTTTCTGGTTCTTCTGGTGCCGCTACCTTTAATGCTGTCGGACCATCCGATTTATCAGCTGATGGTGGTGGCATTGTTCTCAAAGGAACGACCGAAAAGAAAATTACTTGGACTGATGCTACCGATGCTTGGACAGTTACTGAACATATTGACTTATCAAACACAAAACAATATAGAATTGGTAACGTTTTAATTGCTAGTAATTCTCAGATTGGTCCTTCGTCTGGTTCATTTGCTTTAGGGGGTGGTGTCACAAGTTCTAGTTTAACTTCTGTTGGTTCTCTAACAAGTCTAACTGTAAGTGGAACATCCACTTTTAATTCTGTTGGTAGTGCTTCTTCTGGTTCAGTAAACTTAACATCTACAGATCCATTCATCAGATATACTGTAAGTGGAGGAACAGCAAATCAAAGTAAATGGGATCTTCGTGCTTACAATAATAGTGGCGGTTATTTTACATTCAGAACAGTTAATGATGCTAATACTGTATTTACTGAACGATTAACTATTTCTGCTTCTACTGGTGACGTAACTATGTTTGGTGGTCTTACTGTTGCCACTACAACGAACCTCAAACAGATCACAGAAACTTCTGTAAATAATTTCAACACCACACTTTCTCCTTCCACTGGAACACTTACAGTAGATACATCAGTAGGAACTGTAGTTCTTGGTGACTTAAATGCTTCTGTAACTACTTGGGCATTTACTAATGTTCCAACAGCAAACAGCAAAGCAACAACAGTAACACTAATTATTGATGGAGATACAGCACAAACCTATGGTGATGCTTGTAGTGTAAATGGCTCTGCTGTTTCTGGTGGAGTTAAGTGGTCTGGCGGTTCTGCTCCAACAGCAACAAATAACTTCGATGTAATCACATTCACCATCGTAAGAGATGGTGCTGGAACCATCAACGTATTTGGTTCAGGCAATACAAACTTTAGCTGAGGTCTAACATGAGCCCATTAGCATTTGGTTTAGGAAGTAGTAGAGCATTTGGTATAGCAAAATCAACAATATTACCAGCAGTTCCATTGGATTGGGAAATGTTATTAGTTGGTGGTGGCGGAGGTTCTTATGCCCCATGGTATGGCACAGCATCTGATGATGATTTTGTTTATCCAACTTATTCTGGAGGCGGAGGTGGTGGTGGCGTAAGAACCACCAGCGGAACTACAGCAAACGGAAGTTCTTTATATCTTACTATTGGTGCTGGTGGTGCTGCTGCTGACAACTCTACTGGTAAAGGAAGTTCTACATATTATGCTTTATCTGCTGGTGGGGTTGCTGTTTTTACATCATTAGGTGGTGGTTCTGGGGGAAGTTCTGGCACAGATAAAAATGGTAGTTCTGGTGGTGGTGGTACTTCTTCTAGGGCACTTGGGTTTCCAACAGCAAGACTTACTGCAGGAACAGGAACTGCTGGTCAAGGTAATAATGGAGGTGGCGCAAATATCTTGGATTATGGTGGCGGCGGTGGTGGTGGATATGGAGGTGCTGGCACTACTACTAGCGTGGGACCTTTTGGTGGTACTGGAGGCAATGGTGGTGCCGCATATAATTTAACATCATTTTCTACTACTTCTGATAGTTATGTTGGATGGGGAGGCGGTGGAGCAGGTGAAGGTACTACTGGAACTAATGGAGATCCAAATAATTCATTCACAACAAATGCCCCAGCAAATAGTGGCGGTGGTGCTCATGGAGTAACTGCTAATTTTTCAACACCTACTTCATCTAGTGGTGGTTCTGGGGTAGTTGTAATTCGATATCCTGGCACTGTTGCTAAAGCAACTGGAGGAACCATTACATATGTTACAGTAGGTGGAACTGCTTACGTTATACATACTTTTACAGGTTCTAATACATTTACTGTTTTATAAGCATGGCACACTTTGCTAAATTAGACGAGAACAATAAAGTAATCGAAGTTATTGTTGTATCTAACGATGATATCGTTGACGAAAATGGAGAAGAAAACGAAGAGATTGGTATTCAATTCTGCAGAAACCTTCAAGGAGAAAATACTAACTGGAAGCAAACCTCATATAATGGAAACACTAGAGGAAGGTATGCTGGTATTGGAATGTATTACGATGAAACAATTGATGAGTTTGTTATTCTTGCTGGAGATGAATGAATATAAAATTACTTGATAATCCATTCCCGCATGTATTAATTGAAAACTTTTATAGTGAAAAAGAGTTAGCATTAATACAAGAAGAAATTAAATTCTTATCATACCCAAACAAATTATACAAACCAGGAGTTCATCACACTAGTAATACAGAACTTACTGAAAGCAGAGCACTACACCTGGAAAAAGCATATGCTATGCCAGAGTTATCTAATATTCTTCAAGTTACAAAGAAGACATTAGATACCCCATTCATATCAACAATTGTAAATAAATGGCCTCATTTATTACGTCTCAGATATGTTAATACGATTATCACAAAGTTAAGATACTACCACGATGGAGAGGGATACCAACCTCATACAGATATTGGACATGAGTTTTTAACCTTCTCTTATTTTCATACCACACCTAAAAAGTTTAGTGGCGGTGAATTGTATTTTCCACAATACAAATATCAAGTTGAATGCTCACATAATACTTTCATCTTATTGCCTGGATATGTAGAGCACGGCGTAAAAAAAGTATCTATAAATGATGATGCTTATTGGAATGGTGATGGGAGATACTGTATATCTCAGTTTATGAGTGTAAAAAATAGTGATAATTATGTCTGAACAAATACATCAAATCTATCACGTAGCAAGGTGTGGTTCTACACTAATGACCTCATTGCTATCTACAGTATGTAAAGCATATGCTGAACCATCATGGGCAAAGTCTTTATTGATTGGAATAGATCCATATAAAAACATAGAAAATTTCTATGGGTCTGTTGTTAAGTTTCCAAGCATGACTACTTGCTTTGAAACAAACTTTCCTGGCAATAAAGTATTTTTATACAGACCTTTAGCACAACATCTATGTAAAATTAAATCTGTTGATCCTATGTGGATTAAACAAAGATTACCTAAGACAGATTATATTCTAAAAAATCATAATCACCCAGCAATTAATTGGAAACCAAAAGATGAACTTGATAAAGTAACATACGTTTGGTTGTATAGCGTATTTCGTATGTTAGATAGTTCAAATGTTTTGTGGATAACTACGAATGATTTTTTACAAGATAAAAAAGAAACTTTGAAGAAGGTATGTAATCACTTTAACTTACCAGAAGTAACCGACTTTTCTTTCTGTGATATTGATGTGAAAAAAACAAGATTAAATGGAAGAGATGATACTGTTATTGATACGTTCAATCAAACAGAACATATAGAATATACTTTTCCTTCATATGGATTGATTGAAACTACTATGTCTTTGTATGATTTAGACATACAAAAAAGAGTTGAGAAAATAGAAAATCTATTTCCCCAACTCAAAGATTATTTGTATTAAGTTATCACCAGATGCCTGGAATAATTTGTCCAGTGGTGAAGTAAGTTCCTACAGCAATTACAAATCCAAGCATTGCCAGACGAGCGTTGAGGATCTCAGCCTCAGGGGTCCATCCAAATTTCATTTCGTTTCTCCTCGTTTAGTGGTGTTTTGAATAACAATAAATTTGTCTTTCTTTAAGGTGCCTGCGATACAAACTTTAAGTTCATCATCGTTAGACCAGACACCCTCTTCTTGAAGTTGTTGAAGGGCAAGGCTAAGTTGCCCCAGCATTCCAGCACTCACAGATTCTCTTCCTGTTCAGTAAGAATTACACAATCAGATTTAGGATATGCTACACAGGTAAGCACCCAACCTTCTGCTAGTTGATCATCATCAAGGAACGATTGCTCCTCGTTATCAACTTCACCTTCAACCAGTTTACCAGCACAAGTTGAACAAGCACCAGCACGACAGGAATAGGGAAGATCAGCACCTGCTTCCTCAGCAGCATCAAGGATGTATTGATCCTCGGCACAAGGAATAATTTGTTCAGTTCCATCAGGGGAACGAAGAGTAATTTGATAAGCCATTAGTAAGTTTCAGATAATTGATTTACAGCGTATGCCAACAGTACGAAGAAGGCAACTGAAGTCATTGTAAACAAAAGTTCGGTCATTGTCAATCAAATGTCAGAGAATGCCAAAAAACAGTTTGCCAGTGGCAACGTAGGACACGATGCCAGCAATAAATCCTAGCATAGCCCAGCGCCCGTTGGCAAGCTCTGCTCGTTCGTTGTGGGTCATCATGCCATACTTGATGGCATCCTCATCAGAAATATACATTTTTGGTTCACGAGCAAACAGATTTTGTTGTCCATGCTCATTAGTCGTTACGGTCATCTTGTTGTATTACGAATTGTTACAATAGTATATATGAAAAAAGGGGGTCTGTCAACCCCCCATTGTTATAAAATCAGAACTTGATACCGAGACCAGTGGTGAACACAGGAGAATAAGTTCCGTTGGTAGCACCATAACTGTTAGTAGCGTTGGTGGTAGGGAACTTCAGATCAGCAAAACCAACCAGAGAGTTAGTGATACGACCTTCTACACCCAGAGCAAGAACAACTTGACCACGATCTCCTACAGCAGACTGGAAGTTTGCTTGAGTATCGTTAGCGAAAGGAACTTGATAACCAACACCAGTGTAGATGTTTGCTCGGCTTACACCAGAAGCAGCACGAGAAATACTCCAGTCATATGACAGCAGAGCACCACCAGCAGTACCGATGTTGCTGTTAGGACCAGCAACAGCATTCAGGTAAGGACGAATCGACACAGCATTCTGATTGCTGAAAGTCTTAGCAGCATAACGTGCTTGAAGAGTAGCACCAGAGATAGTACGATTGGAGGTATAACCACCACCATCAACACCTTGCTTGTTCAGAAGAACACCAAGACCAAGGTAGTTACCAACGCCTTGTGCTTTCTGAGCAGCAGCAACTTCAAGGGCGGTTACACGGGCATTAGTAGCACCAATTTCTTTGGCAAACTCAGCACGAAGAGCAGCAGCAAGAGCAGCATCAGCAGCACTTTGAAACTCACTAATACGATCCAGACAAGCATTAGTCAGAGCAGCCAGTTCGGCACGGGTAGCAGGTTGACCAGGCTGGAAGGTGCCATTGGGATAACCAGCAACACAACCATAACGCTCAACCAGATTGGTGATCGCTTGATACGACCACTGGGTAGGTTGAACATCACTCAGTTGCTTTACACTGGTCACTTGTGCCATAGCAGGAGCAGCAGTAGCAGCAACAGCGGCGGCAGCAATAAAAGAACGAATCATCATAGTATTGTATAATTAACTACAAGGTTTATTTAGTAGCCCTTTGTAAAGTTTTACAACTTTACGGGCAAGCGGAATAGGGGATTCGAACCCCTGACATCCTACTTGGAAGGAAGGCGCTCTACCGCTGAGCTAATTCCGCAGGGTGGGGATGGTCAATCCCCTGTGAGCAGGCTCGCCACTTGCCCTTTGACTGGAGGCAAGAAACCAGGCGGAGAAAGAATTCCCCATCCGCACCACCAATTTTTTAGAGAAATTGGAAACTCATCGAGGGGGTTTCCCGACCAGGGTTTTTAGAGACTCTCCATGTCTAATTGAAGAATTAAATCTTCATAAGCTGCTTCAACAGCAGCATCAAGATCCTCATAAGGACCGTGATTGACATCATTATACACGTAGTAGAATTTTTTGTCAATCTCTTTCACACTGTAATACGTAATCACTTTGTCACCATTGTCGAGTTCTTCGACAAATCTCATATTAACTGCCAGCATAATCTACAGAGGGTAAGTTGACTCCACCAGAGCAAGTTTAAAGTCTAGCCCAGACCAGTGAATGAAATTACATCATCGTTCATAGAACTACCATAATAACTACAAGGAATATGATTACCAATAGTAAACATATTTTTATTAGTTTCAGTAATCTGAATACTTACAAGTTTGTTATAAGCATCAAACAAATCACTGACGGCAGTTTCATTTTTATCTTGAAGTGCTGTAATGAGTGCTTTACTCACAGCATCTTTTGCTGTTTCAATCTGTGATTTCAGGGACATAATTTTTCTCAATAACGTCAGTAAATAAATCTTTTAGATCGTCTTCAACTGGAGTCATTACAACACCACGACCATCTGGCATTCGAATTAAAAATAATTCTTTATGTTTTTCAACCCGATCCATATAAGCATCGAAGTTGTCTTCAAATTCTTGTTGTGTAATTTCAATCATAGTATGTCGTAATGACAATCGGAATGACAGGATTCGAACCTGCGACATCTCGCTCCCAAAGCGAGTGCTCTACCAAACTGAGCTACATTCCGTTAGGTTTCCGATGTATGATCATGATACCACAGATCGGGGGAATGATCAATAGAGAACCCATTAGCGATACTAATAGTGGGTTCTCCATCACGGTGACAATCAAATGTCTCATCGTACTTCAAAATCCAATTTACGAACTTTACGCTGCTTTCGTTGTTCCTGAAACTGTAGATCCTGTTTCGTCAAAACGGAATCTGGGCGCTTGGACTTGGCCCCCGAGATTATTTCTACAAGGCTGAGATCCACTCCACTGATATTGCCACCACGGATGCTCGTAAGGTTGGGGCATTGGCAGCATCTGAGTTGGGAAGGGTGCTCCTCTAATTGCTTCCCGCAATTCTTGCATCTGACTATTAACATCTTTTAACATCCTTTTGATATCTTTCAGTTCACTTTGAATTTCTTCCATAGTTATTTATTAGTATAATGGGCGATACTGGATTCGAACCAGTGACCATCTCCGTGTAAAGGAGGTGCGCTACCGCTGCGCTAATCGCCCTTATTTAAATTGGGGTTAATCCCCAACGGGTTAGGAGGGACTCGAACCCCCGACCAATTCATTAGAAGTGAATTGCTCTATCCATCTGAGCTACTAACCCAATCACTCATCTAGTCTACCATACCCGATGGGCAGTTGTCAACCCATGGGGAACAGATTCGGATTTCTCCTCCGAGTGCTTGACATTCAGGAGTGTAGCACACCGAGATGTCTACTGGTTTCTCTGAGCGTCGTGGCGATGGCATTCTAACACGTCCATCGTCTCCTGTCAAGCGTTCATACTCAGCAATTGCTTTGTCAACGTCACGCTTAACTCTATTGTCTAAAAGTTTAGGATCTTTGATAATGTATTCGTTCAATTCAGTATTTGGAAAATACTTTCGTTGGATTTCGTCAAGTAGGTCATAAAGATGTTTCTCATCAATACCTGTACATTTTGAAAGAGATGCTACTATTGTTGTTAATGTAATGCCAATGATGGCAAACCTAATTGTTTTTTGTTTAAGGTTCATAAAAAAGGGGAGGTCTGCAGCACTCCCCATTATTTATGGTGTTGTCAGACCCGTGAATAACAGATGCTAGCTACACCTTGACTTGGAGAAGCAATTGTGGAAAATGCTCCATAAGACAAATCTAGATCTCTACCACCTACATAGGGACCACGATCATTCACACGCACAATCACTGATTTACCATTTCGTTGATTAGTCACTCTTAACCTTGTTCCGAATGGCAACCACTTATGTGCTACCGATTTTCCATAAGCATTGTATCTTTCGCCATTGGCAGTTGTCTGCCCGTGATATCCGTCACCGATTCCATAATGAGAGGCGAGGGAACATCCGCTCGCTGCCTTTACTTGAAGGGGTGCTAGTCCTACAGCGGCAATGGCAAAAATTGAAAGGGTTTTAAAAAGCATTTAATTGAATAGAACTCTACATCCGTATAGAAAGGGGGTACACCCAACCTCTCGGAGGGCACTTTCCACGGCTCTAATTGTCACTCACGTTGTCATGATATGAGCTTTACAATTATTACAAACTGTAAAGCACTCATACTATAGCACCTATTTAGTCGTCTTGTCAACCCCCCCTGGATAAATATATTTGGTGGGGAACCCGAACGTATGCCAAGAGAGTGGAACACTCCGATTAGGGAGCCATGGAATGCTCCTATACATAACACATTAAAAGCAATTGATAATCACACTCAAGAATATTTCAAGAGTGGCGAGATTTGGCATCTACAAAAAGCAGATCAACTTAGGCAATATTTACACGAGTTGAAAACTTGGATTCATAAACAAGAAGGAAGATGAAAATACTAGACAAACTAATCATTATCATTGTTGTTTGTACTGTAGGATATGTTGGAATTACTTTTGTTAATTGTAACTACATGGTTCCTGGATCAATTGAAAGTGCCAATGCAAAAGGCATATTAAAAAACCCCCCATCTATAAAGTGTGAGAACTCTATAGACAAAGGGTATAGTGCTTTGTTTACTATCTTTACAGCATTGCTTGGATTAAAAGCAAAGATGGAAGACTAACTAATCCAAAGTTTACCTTCTGCTTTTCTTCTTCTTGCTAATCCTGCCTCTACATTACTACCAGGATTTCTATAAAGATAAAGAGCATCGGGTACTTTAGACCATTCTTTATTTTTTAATGTCCTTGTAATAGTATTGAAGTCAGGATGACCATAAAAATCTGCACCAAGATTGTAAGCAAAGCAAAGTAAAGCCCCCCTTTGATTGTCATTCATTTCCTCCCAGTATGGTATTTTGGCTAATTGTGGTAAAAATCTACGCTCGACATCATACATCAAATAATCATCTGCTTGCTGTTGAGTAATAAATTGTCCTAGCATAAAAGTAGATCCATCTGGTCTACGAGTACTGCCCCAACCTATAGTGATAGGAGCAGCACCTGTTTTAGGATCTGGATATGATTTTAAATGACAACCCTCAAACTCTTTAATAAGTGCTACTCCCTGTTGAGGAATAGCGGAAGCAACACTTTCTACTTTTTTACAGCATCAAAAACTCTACCCCACCCATCGTTACCTTTTGGACACCATCTACGAACAAGATCGCCTCGTTTGTACACAGCACCTATGCCGTTGGTCACGGGGCCAGTATATCCATCGTTAAGGCTTCCGTATGGGTCGTGAACGATGTAATCACCTGCTGGGGTCTTCCCCATCACAACTACCATATGGCCTCCTGTAGGGGCACCCAGAGACCCCCTGTGAAGGATGCCAATTACTATGGGACGTTTGGCAGAAAGTTCTCGGTCTAGGTCAGCAAATGTTAAGTTATATCTAAAAGCAGAATTAATGCCATACGACATCAATACTTTGGTTTGAACTGTGTGATCTGTAGTGTCTCCAGTAGCAAATACTTTTTGTACATAAGCATCATCACCCTTAGGTCCTTTGAGTGTGCCTGGTTTTAAATACTCTAAGCACATAGCACAGGCAGAACTATTACAAGTTCTCTGAGCATCTCTATAGTTATCTGTTTGAGGGAACCAAGGGAAATTTTCTAGAATATTAGTTGCTTGTTTTTGAGCAGATGTTCTAAATGTTTTTACCCATTCAGAAGTATCTTCTAGTTGTTCTGGTGCTGATTTTTCTAAGGCACGTAAAAGTATTTCAGCTGCTTTTACGTGGTTGGGATTCTTCTCATCAAAATGTTTGAAGAAGTTAAGTAAATTAATTTTCATTATTTTTCTCTATGAAGTTGAATATAATACTCGGCATCTAGTACGACTAATGGTTTTTTGCCATTCTTTTTCATAACAAGAACTGGTTCATAATCACCTGAGTTTGCTTGAGCTTGCTCGTAAGCATCCCAAACATTTAACTTCTCCACATTTTTACATTCAATGCTATGGGGAAACTTTTGTCTGGCAGCTCGTGCCATAATTAAATCTTCGCCACCAGCACCCATGGATCTACTTTCAATATCTTCAGGATGAACATCAAGCATTTCGATAAGTTTATCACGAACCCATTGTTGAAGGCGACGACCTTTCGCTTTTGCTGATTGTACTTTCATAATAAAAAACCCCTATCACTAGGGGTATTTATCTATTCGATTTTAAAGTTTAAATCCAGCAAAAGTATTTTCCTTAACGTCTTGTTTAATGCCACCAATAACATAAGATTCTACTTCTGTTTCTTGAGGAGCAACTTGAAGACCTTTAGAAGAAAGCCAATGCTCAGTCCAAGGAAGTGGATTATTGTTTAGAGGAGCATCAAAAATTGGATTCAAACCAATTGCTTTAAGACGACGATTAGCAACCCACTCAACATACTTCTGTAGTAGTTTAGCATTAAGACCAATCATTGAACCATCTTTAAACAAATACTCAGCCCAAAGTTTTTCTTCTTCAACACATTGCTTAAACATAGAATAAACATTTTGTTCTTCTTCTTTAGCAATAGTTACCATATCAGGATCATCCCCGTTATGCCATTTGTTAAGAATGTTTTGAGTGATGACAAGATGTTGTGATTCGTCACGAGCAATCAAACCAATAATTTTAGAGTTACCCTCCATTAATTTAAGTTCACCAAAAGCAAAGCTACAAGCAAAACTTACATAAAAACGAATGCCCTCAAGAATATTAACATTTGTGATGGCAAGATAAAGTTTTCGTTTTAGTTCATAAAGAGTATCTTTAGCAGCATCAACTCCTTCAAGTTGATGGCGCCATTGTTGTCCAGAAGAATAATCTTGAGCAGCTTGAATAAATTCATCATATGATTTGGTTACACTACGTGCCCGCTGAAGAATCTGTTCATCGTTAATAATAGTATCAAACACTTCGGTGGGATCAGCATATACATTTTTAATAATGTAAGTGTAAGACCGTGAGTGAACCATTTCCATAAACTCCCAAGCTTTCATACAAGCTTCAAGTTCTGGAAGAGAGCAGTATGGAGCAAATGCCATACTTGGACCACGACCCTGAACAGAGTCAAGAAGAATTTGATACTTTAGATTAGCAGTAAAAATATGCTTTTGTTCTGGGCGAAGTGATTGGAAATCAGCTCTATCTTTTTGAAGAGAAACTTCTTCTGGTCTCCAGAAATATCCAAGTTGCTGCTGAGTTAGTTTATCAAATACAGGATACTTAAACTGATCGTATCTTTGGACCCCCAAGGGGGCACCAAAGAACATCGGTTGTTTAAGTGAATTAACTTTATCAGTATTGAAAACAGTCATGCCATCAATGTGCTTAGACATTTCGTTATTCTCTTTTCTAAATTTTACAACTGTCACAATCATCCTCCTGTAAGTTTAGTAAATCATCAAGCATAGATTCTATGTCTTGTTTCTTTTGTTCGTCAATTGATTCATCTTTCTTAGCATCATATGTGTTTTGATAGTAAGAAGTTTTCCACCCATACTTATAAGTGTTGAGGAAGTCTTGTGCCATTACCGACACAGGTACTTCATTATCGGGATAATTTTCTGGATTATACGACCAGTTACCTGAGATTGCTTGATCAAAGAACTTCTGCATAACAGCAACAATATTGATATAACCAGTATTGTTAGGCATATCCCAAAGAAGCGTATAGTTATTTTTAAGAGATTGATAAGAGGGAACAATCTGCTTAAGTGGTCCTTTCTTTGATTTTTTAATGGACAAGTAATCTCTAGGTGGCTCGATTCCATTTGTCTCGTTTGACACAACGGAACTGCTCTCCGAAGGCATCTGTGCGGACAATGTTGAGTGCCTGAGACCGTGAGCCAAGATGGATGTCCTAAGTTCTTCCCAATCATAATTGAGGTTGTTGGGTACGATTTCGTCTACGTCAGATTTATAAGTGTCGATTGGGAGGATACCGTCTGAATACTTTGTTCTATCGAAATAACCACACTTCCCTTTTTCTTTGGCGATGTCGTTTGAGGATTTGAGCAGATAGAACTGGAAAGCTTCAGTAAGGTCGTGGACGAGTTTCCATGCTCCTGGATCATCATAGTGTTCTCCATGTTTTGCTAAGTAATGTGCTAGACCAATATATCCAATACCAAGTGAACGGCGATTCAATGTAGAAATTTCTGCTGCTTTAATTGGATAGTTTTGATAATCAATCAATTCTTCCAAACCACGAACAGCAAGATCACAAAGTTCTTCTAGATCATCGAGGTTCTTCAGTTTACCCACATTGATAGCAGAAAGAATACACAAAGCAATCTCACCATCACCATCAATATGTTCTAGAGGATCTGTGGGAAGAGTAATTTCTTGGCACAGATTGGACATGTAAACCTTATCTTTAAAAGAAGAATGAGAGTTGCAATGATCGATATTCATAATATAGATACGCCCAGTTTCGGCACGTTCTTTAAGAAGATCGAGAATTAATCCTTGAGCACCAATTCGCTTTTGTGGGATTGAAGAATCTGATTCGTAAGCGGTATACAAATCATCAAACTCAGTAGTGCCGAAAGCGTCATAAAGACCAGGGACATCATGGGGAGAAAATAACGTGATGTCCTCATTTTTGATAAACCTTTCATAGAACAATTTGCTGATTTGAATTGAGTAATCAAGTTTACGAACACGGTTATCTTCTGTTCCTTTATTATTTTTAAGAACAAGAATATCTTCTATCTCTTGGTGCCAGATTGGAAAGTGGACAGTAGCACTTCCACCACGAATCCCGTTTTGTGTACAGCATCGGACAGTTGCTTCAAACTTTTTGAGGAATGGGATAACCCCTGTATGAGCAACTTCTCCCCCTCGAATTTTGCTGTTGACACCACGGATTCTGCCAGCGTTGATGCCGATGCCCGCCCTTTGAGCAACGTAGCGACCAATAGCCATGTCACTGCTAAAGATGCTATTGAGGGTGTCATCGCTATCAATAAGAACACAACTAGCAAACTGTCTAAGGGGTGTTCTGACTCCCGCCATGATTGGTGTTGGGATGTTGATTTTGTGCTTGGAGATGGCATTGTAATAACGGCGAACGTAATCTAATCTCACCGACAGAGGATACTCAGCAAAGAGAGTTAGAGCAATCATCATGTACATGTACTGTGGAGTTTCAAAAATTTCTCCACTGCTTCTATCCTGTACAAGATACTTGTCAACTACCTGACGAAGACCAGCATATGAAAACAAATAGTCACGGTCATGATCGACCCAACCATTAATTTTTGTCCAATCTTCATCGCTATACTTATCAAGAATTTCTTCGTCGTAAACTTTCAGAACAGTAGAATTGTAAAGAGCAACATCATAGATGCTCGGCATTCCTTCTTTCCAAATGTTTTTATGAAACACTTGCTTTCTCAGCGAAAACAAAAGAAGCCTTGCTGCTACAAACTGGTAGTTTGAATTATCTAAAGAAATAAGATCACTGGCGGAACGAATAAGAATTTCTTGAATTTCTTCCGTTGTGATGCCATTATAAAATTGTATTCCCGAATTCATTTCTACTTGTGAAGCAGAAACACCAGCAAGACCATCACATGCTTCATCTACCATACGATGAATTTTGTCTAGGTTAAGAGGTTCTACAGAACCACTACGCTTTTTAACTTGAATCCCGTTGCTCATACTTTCTTCCATTCGATTAATTTAAGTTTTGCTTCCAACCCTTGATAAGTGTTTTGTTTAATTAAAGTTTGGACATCATAGTTAGCCATGATCATATCGTTTATATCTTTTTCTTCTATATTAGAAGGAAAGATAACTACGGATAATCCTTTATCAATTGTATCAGATATTTTCTGAACGATCTGTTTATTTCTTGGTTCGTTATCAAATACATACACGAATTGATAACCGTATCCTCCAAGATTAACATCACTACCACACATAGCGATGCTATTTGGAATAAACATTGAGTCAAATGGTCCCTCCGTTACATAAACTGCTTTGGTTTCGTCTACCCTATCAAGTCCGAATACCTTTGGTTTTGATTCGTCTAACATCACTGTGATGTAGCGAATCTTTGCTTTCGGTGCTAAGGATCTTCCTTGATATCCAAACATGTTTCCATCTTTATCCCGTAACGGTATAATAATTCTTGGACTATCTTGCTTCAGGTTTGGAAAAACAGGAAGCTGAGAGTTTGTCCATTCTTTAAATTTGGGACAGTAATAAAAATAATCGAGATCTTTAATTTTTCTGTTTTCTAAGTACACCCGTGCTGGATGTGTAATATTTAGTTCTGAAATTTTATCTAGCTCAACTCCTGTTTTCTTTTTCTTAAATTCAGGAGATTTAAAATCAAAATCTGGATTTTTAGTTTGAGTATTTTTTCCAGTAAGACCTTCACGATAACGTTCCATCACGTATTGATTATACAGATGAACACAATTATCTTTTAGAAAATTGGTAAGCGTTCTTCCTACACCACAATTGTGACACTTAAAAACAAAGTCATTCTTGACCTTAAAAAGATACCCTCTAGTTTTGTTCTGATGTTTCTTACTGTCACCACAGTAAGGACACCGGAAGTTGTAGAGGGAATCTTTTTTCTTAGAGAATTTTTGAAGCTGGGGAGAAACTAGACCAATGTACTTGACATCAATGTAACTCATTATTTAAGACGGGTCTGCTCGCTCCTACCATTATAGGGCATACTAAGCAGGTTGTCAACAAAGGGAACGATCATCCCCACAAGCAAAACGGCAGCACCAACAAGGGCCGCCGCCTGCCATTTAAATTTTGATAACTCGGAAATATTAGTTTCTACTGTTTCTATTCTTTTAATTACCGCTTTATGTTCTTCAGAATTTGAATGTTTTACTTCATCGATCATTTTAATCATAAGTTCATCTGTCTTGAGACTTTGCTCAATACGTTCGTCATGCTTAGCTAAAATCGTGGCAATACGAGAATTGCCTTCCGAAATTTTATCTACAGCATTCTCCAACTTGTCGAGCATCTCCCTTGATAGTGATTCATAGATGTTTAATTTAGATTCCAATACATCCAATTTGGCGAGGTCTTTTGAAAAATTGTTAAACATCTACTTATCTGCAATTTAAATATTTCTTACGGCAAAGTCAAGAGCACTTTGATACGTAGAAGCATCTTTATTAAGCATATATCTAAATTGTGTTTGATTCTCTGGAGAAAGAGAAGCATATGTAGCAGCAATTTTCTTAGCAGAAAAATTATCTAAATTTTGTACAGATCCATCGTCAAATTTAATTTTAGCAAAATGAGTTTCTCCATGAGTTAGCTCAGAAGTAGCAACTTGTAAGGCAACATCTAAAGCATCTAATTGATTAGTCGATTCAGTCATAGTCATTCCAACAGTAGGTTCATAAGAATTTTTTAAGGACACTTTCTTTTGTTGTTCAGATGCCCTCTTTTTAAAATCTGAAAGACGTGCTTTCATTAATGTATCCATTTCTTTTGTTTTGGTCATCATCTTAGCTTTCGCTTCGTCACGCTTCTTTTGAAGATCTTTTTGACGATTCAGTTTTTTCTGCTGACCAATTTGTTTTTGGGCTCTCTCGGTTTCGGAGGGAACCGCCTCAGAAATAAGTTGTGCTAATTCTTCTTTCATTTGTTTTCTTTTTGATATACGAGAGAGTAAATTTTTTGCTCCTTTTGTTCGTCCGTCAATATAAATTTTATTTGATTTTTTATATTTACGGTGTTGCTTTGGATTTACCAAGACAAACGAAGGAGGTAATTGAAGACCGCTACCGTCACCAGCGACATTAGCAAATTCGTTTAAATTAGATTCAGTTGCTTTAGACATTCTTGATCAACTTCTTTATTAAGGGATTCTGGTAATCGGTTTAAAAAAAGCAAGAAAGCTTTTAAAATTGGCCAATACGCTGCTTCTATTTTAAAGAAAAACAACGGGGTGGCAGCGTCATCAAATACATTATAAAGTAGAATGATATGATTTAAAATCAGGTGAGTTTTTAATTCACCTGTCAATTCATACCGCTTAAATAATCTCTTCAAGTACTTAAACTTATTTAGATCTTCTTCAAAGTCATCATATGTAACTGACGAAGGATTATCATAATGTTTAATAGCAAAGAGAACCCAATTGTCCTTCGTCAATTCACCAAAGTTCATATACTATCAAGCAAAATTATTATTATCAACTGTTAGGGTTGCTGTATTAGAAATAACTTCTTCAGCACCAGCAGATGATGTAAGCTTGACACGATACTGATAACCGTTAGAAGCGGTGGTAAGTGTCGTGAGAGCTAGTGAAGAACTGGTAGCACCAGAAACATTTGTCCACTTAGCGGTGGTGCTTGTTCTACGTTGCCACTGATAAACAAGTGATCCAGTAGAAGCAGCAGCAGTTACCGAGAAGGTAGCAGCGGCAGTGCCAACAGCAGTTACAGTGAGTACTAAATTATCAGTTACGTTAACACCACCAATTAGAGAACCAAGAATAGTAATGGTTTCGGCAGCAACAAATCCAGTGCCAACAGCAGTAATAGCAACGCTGCTTACTGCTCCACCAGCACCTCTAGTTACAGTGAATGCTGCTCCAGTTCCAGCAACCGATCCAACAAGACCAGTTAGAGTATATACTTCATTTGCTTCGCCAACAATTGTTGTGGTTGTTCCGGTTGTGTAATTAGTAATTGAACCAGCGGGTGTGAAAGCAGTAGCGTTAGCAGGTTGACCAGAAATTGTGATAGCAGATGCTACGTCAGCAGCAACATTATCATCAAGGTCAGCGGTGTTAGCAGGAGCAGACTTGAATGATACAAGTTGCTGTGCTTTATGACGGGTCTTGCCATCGGCATCAGTATAAGTCATGTACTCCCACCAACCAGGAGAATTTAAACCACGCTCTTTATTTTCAGCAAGTGTTGCTTCGACAGCATCAATAAAAATTGATCTTCTGGCAGCAGTGGCATATCCCTGTGATCCAGGAACAGTGCTAGGACCATCATCAATAAGAGTATTATCCCAATCGTACTTATCTACAGAATTTTTTTCTGTAGTGTTTAATACTTTTAAACTTTGTGCGTTATTTTCTGAACGACTGTAGAGAGTCATTTATTTTCCCCAGCATGAACTTTATATCTAAAACATATTTATAAAAAAAGGGGAGTTAACCTCCCCCCTAGTAAATATTTTAAATCGTTATTACTTTCACTCACGAAGAAGTGCTTTTCTCACCATGGCAACAATTACGTCGTCAATATCATTATCTGTATTTTTTACATAACCTTCAAGAAGTTTAATAACAAATTGTTTAACTTCAGGGCTATTCATAAAATGCTGAACAATTTTTTCAGCTACACCTAGAAAGATTTTCATAGTTTTTCTCCGAATATTATCTGGGATTCCCGGTAATATTTATCTTATCTTTTTTCTGGCTACTCATCGCTTGCTTTATATATTTTTTGTTTTTCTTAGAACTTGTTTCGTCGTCAGGAGTATTAGGAATTTCTGGCATTACCTCGACAGTAGGCTCTGCCTTCACTGCTTTTTTTCAGCAATAATCTCCTGCTCAAGAGCAATCATTTCATCAACTTTCTTTTTGGCAGCGATGATCTTACTAACTTTTGAACGACGACCTTTAAGGAATTTGTCTTGCTTGTCAGTCTTACCATCGTTATTTACATCAGCATCTTCCTTACCTACTGGATCAAGACCTTCATTAGTTTTCTTTTTCTCAGGAAGACCTTTATGCTTAGTGGAAGCAAATTTGGTAGCTTCTTTATCAGTCATAGAAGCAGCAGCTTTCTTAACTTCCCCAGAACCACCTTCCATTTCGCCTTTCTTTTTGGCGTGAACCATGCCCATAAATCTTTGCTGAGACTTGCTCACAGCCTTCTCAACGATATCCTGAAGAGTTACTTGCTCCTTCATGCCAGCTTTTTTCTCTGCTTTGTCCTCAGCCTTCTCATGCTTTTCCTTAGCAGACTTGCTCATCTTCTTTTCTTTTTCTTCTTCTGCCTTGCTTTCGTCTTCTTCCTTCACACACTTATCTTTGCCTTTTTCAGTACCAGCATACTTGTAACCTTTCCAGCAAGCTTTACCATCGGCACCTTGCTCTTTACCTTCTTTGTTCTTAGCTTCTTCTAATTCAGATTCTTCTTTCTGTACATTTTTTGCCTTCACTGTTGTGTATTCAATCTCAGCTCCATGGGATTGTTTTGTTCCAGTGCCAGCAGCAATATTAATCGCTGGATCTGCTGGAGCTGCTTTTTCTTTAGGATCTTTCTTCGAGAAATCATCTTCATTACCTTTCTTCTGTAATGAAGGAATCCCCTCTTCACCAAGATATGCTACAGCAGATGAAATCAATGCCTTTGAATATTCATCATAATGCGCCATCTGTGTTGTTGCTCTCTGTCTTTCCATTTGTAAAGATACTACTATTTTTCCTTTCTTTATTTATGTTTTCGACAATATTGACTTCACGAATATCCTTTACCCAAGCACGAAACATTTTGCCAGATTCCGTGACAGCAATCACATAGTTAACACCAGAACGAATAATCGTTCCCTTCTCTCCAGTGTTAACATTCATTACACAATCACCTTCCTGAAAAATTTCTTTTTGAATGTAACACTCTTGTGTTACTTCCTGTCTTAATTGTTTGAAACTTTTCATTTAAGGATTTATTTTAAAAGGAAGATCAGGGATTCGAACCCTGGAACGCTACTAACGTTAATAGTTTTCAAGACTATCGCCATCAACCACTCGGCCAATCTTCCGTATTTTTGATGGTTCAAGTGTGATATACCTCATAAGGATATAACAGGGACTTGAACTCTATCATTTCTATTTAGAGATCACCTTCTGCTCTGTGCTCAGAGTAGTAGATATCAAATGCTCCACCGGGATAACGTTTCTCAAGTTTTTTTACATTACGCTCTATGACTTCATTAAAAGAAACACCAAGTGCTTGTGTTGCTTGAGCTACGTACCACATAACATCACCCAACTCAATAATAAGATGTTCTCGGTTATCGTCGTTCCAAGGCTTACCTTGAAAAACCATCTTCTTAACGATTTCCAAGAACTCGCCACCTTCAGCATTAATACCAACGCCAGCAGTAAGCAGTCGTTCAATATTGGCACCCTTACCATCAAGCTCAACAAGCCGATCAGCAAGGGAGCAAAAATCTTTAGAAGCATCGCTGGTAACGGCATCTACAAACTCTTCGTAGCGTTGAAATACAATAGTATCAGACATAAGTTAAATTACAAAAGTTGAAAATTTATTAAGACGAGATTGTTTATTGGAAGTATCTTCAAAGCGTTCAAAGGTTTCTTCCTCTTCGGTGTCCGTAATAGAACCGTCCGAGTCCTCTACATTATACAGCTTCATCTTCGCTCTGTCAATACCCACAGTGAACCTCTTGTAGTAAGTCGGATCGTTGTATCGGTTCTTAAGTTGTTTAACCATGATACGCCCAGACTGTTCAAGCTCCTCAGTGGCAATAAGAGCAAACATAAAATCTGCTGTAGCAGGTAGACCAAAGGATTCAGAAGTGTCGGTAAGATCAACGTCAGAATTCCCGAAACCAGAACGAGTAGTCTGAGTAGCAGTGACAATTGGTACGTTATGCTCAACAGCAAGACCACGAAGCTCCTCAGCAATCGCTTTAACATACGTATATGAATTTACGATATGACCTTTATATCTAGCAGAAGCACAGATATTAAGATAGTCAATGTAAATGATGTCGGGAGCGAAATCTTTTTTCAATCGTAGATCACTGAGCAATGCTTTGAAGTGACCAACGTGAGCAGAAGCAGTAGGGTATTCTTTAATAATAAGTTTACCTTGTGTCTTCTGTCCAATCTGATGAACTCTAGAAGTGAAGATTGATTCTGGAATAGATCCAATATCTTTAATGTTTACGTTTAGTAAGTTTGCATCAATGCGTTCAGCAATCTTCTCTTCTGCCATCTCCATGGTAATGTAAAGAACATTCTTCCCCTGGGAAAGATTAGAAGCGGCACAGTGACACATAAAAAGAGACTTGCCCACACCAGTTCCAGCCAAAGCAACGTTAAGCGTCTTATTCGGGAGTCCCCCTTTGGTGATAAGATTGAATTTCTCAAGATCAAATGGAATCTTTGATTCATCTTTATGATAATATTCATAACGTTGCTCTACGTTATCTACGTAGTCGTGTCCTATGTATTCATCAAACGAAACTGCCAAGGCTTCTTGAAGTATCGATGGGATTGAATCTCTTGATAACTTCGGATCTCCCCCGTCAGCAATTTTGATTGACTGGAGTAGGGCGTTATAAATGGCCCTGTCTTTACACCACTTTTCTGTTGCTGTGACGACCCAATCTTTGTCGATTGATTCATCACTATACTCTTTGATTTTTGTAAGGCTTTCTTTATAAGTGTCTTCAGTGAGATCATTTCTATCTTGTAGTGCTAAGATTAATATTTCCTTTGTAGGAACTTTATCATACTTGACGGAGAAATCGTGAATCTCTTCAAAGATAACTTTCTCAGAATACTCTTCAAAATATTCTGCTTTGAGATGAGGAACTACCTTCCGATAGTATTCCTCATTACAAATTAAGTTTCTCAGAATAGTTGCTTCAATCTTCTCCGTCATCACTTACCCCATAAAGAAATTCAACTGATGCTTGTTCCTGTAGCTTTGCCATTATATCATCGGTAAAATAGTCACCTGGATTTCGTAGAATTTCTTTACCATAAACTTTCTTACCGTTGACTTCATAGCGACCAGCACTGTTTTTCCAGATGCCAGCCCGCTCCCCCAATTCTAGCAGACCGTAGTGGCGTTCGAGACCACGTTCATCAAAGTACAGACGAGTCTCAACTTTAGATCCTTCTCGTGTCAAACGGGACTTCTTCGCCTCACATTTAATAATGTTTCCGATGAGATCGGTTCCGTCTTTTTCTTTTTTCTTTGAGAGATAAATGATTGTGCTAGCAGAATACTTAAGACCACTACCACCGCCCATCTCTTTCGTAGGAACGTAAGCGCCAACAACGTCATAGGTATGATTAGTAACTAACATGGGAATGTTTGCTTTGCCAAGTTTCAGTGTGAGAATTCTAAACACTGATTTGGTTAGCTGTGCCTTGGTCATGTCACGAACATTCTTGTCGTTAGAAGCATCCTCAACTTCTTTATTTGTGGCAAGCATTCCAAGGGAATCGAGAACAAACATGAGGGGCTTACGCTCCTCTTTTGGTTGCTCCATGTATTTATCGATGATTCTAACGGCCTGAGTACGAAACTCCTCAATCGTATCCACAGGGAAAATAACCATACGCTTAGAATCAATTCCCCTGCTTTCAATCATCTGTTTACTAATGGCAGACTCAGTTTCAAAGTAAATGACTCCAGCGTTAGGATCAATATTGAGGAAATTACGAACGACACTAAGACAGAAAAAAGTCTTTCCCGTGCCCGATTCTCCAGCAATAGCCGTAATTTTATTTGAGGGAATACCCCCAAACAAAGATCCAGAAACCAAGGCATTAAATATGTAACTCCCAGTATCAACAAAAGATTCAACGTCGCCAGCAGCAATGCCATCAGCAGCAAGGGCAGCGAATTCATTTTTACTATCCTTAATTACTTGTTGTAAAAAATCCATAATTCTCCTAACTAAAAAAACTCATGAGCGAAATCTTTCGCTCGGCATCCCAACCAATACATTCTAGCACATTTCTGAGCGGATCGTAAAACGACTTTTCAAATTGTGTCCTATAGTCCACGTACTTATCCAAATTAAATTCTTCTGGCAACCTACCAAAAAACGAAATTACATTTTCTTGGATTGGGTTTGGCATCTTGAGGTAGAGAAACTTGATCTTCTCTCCTTCTTGGATAAGAGGGTACTTATGAGTAAGATTATTACTTCGTACATAGTGATTATACAATAATGCACCTCTGACTTGAATAGGAGTCCTCTCCTTATAAATTGTTGAACGACTGGAATATTTTTGTAAACCATTACAACCTCGTGGGAAAGAAATGTCAAGATAATTTTGTTTACGAGTATCTTCTTTTATCTGTTCAATAAAATTAATAATGTCATCATTGGTTTGATTGATGATGATCGTGTATGCTTTATACAACTTGTCTCGAAAGTATGCTGGGGTGGAAGACCTAGCGGTTTCCATACCACAGATTTTCATCTTGGGTTCTTTGTATCGAACACCTTCACTATCCCATACGTTAAGAACATAACGTTTCTTGGCAGTCCAGAATCCACGGTTAGCAATGTTCTCCCGCTTCATTACCATTTTTTGGTCATAAGCATTTACATAGTCGGCCAATTCTTGGTAAGAACTTTTAATAAATTTCTCAAGTTCCATTTTACAGATCTTATCAAGGAATGAGACAACGCTTTCATTAGTTTTCTCTCTTCCCTTGTATATAGTTTCCACCAAAGGACCCAGATTAAGGTACATAGAATCAGTATCACAAGCAATAACATAATCAACTTCAGTAGTTTTGAGAATTTTATTTAAGTACTGATTCATCTTTCGCTCAATCCATCGAATAGAAAGTTGACCAGAAAGAGTGATTGCCTCAGCGATTTCCAGTTTGTAGTAACGGAAGTGCTCGTTGCCGATGGCGCCATAGGCAGAGTTAAGTTGAATCTTACGTGCCATCTGAATGTTATTACAACGAGAAATCTCTTTCTTCAATTCAACCGTTGGATTGTTTTCATACTCCTGCTTGGCAGCCAACATTTTCTTTTTGTAGATAGTACGTTCCTCATAGATTTTTTCCATGAGCTTTGGCAGGAATCCTTGATACTCAGTTGTATAAAAAGTGCCATTAGCACAGAGAGTTTTTCCTGACAAGTCACCTAAATTTATCTCCCGATTCAGCAATCTATCTACGTTAGCGTATGGATGCCTTTCCCCTAGAAGTGTTTCTGGAGAAAGATTATATTGCATGATCAAGTGAGGGTATAGACTATTAAGGTCAAAACTCACAACCCAATCATACAATCCAGGAACAGGTTCTTTTACAAATGCTCCAGCATACTTATTATCTTTGCTACTTTCTTTCTTAGGAGGAATAGCAATTTTTTGTTTGGCGAGATAAACATAAATGATGTTATCCCACATACGTACTTGAGAATATACATCCTCAAAATTTACCTTGGCATCATATGCCATAGTAAAAGCAAGTTCAAGAAGTTTCATCTTGTCGTCTAGTTTGTCAACCAGTCGAACGTCAATGATGTTGTACTTAACAAATTTATCCCAATCTTTAGTGTAGAACTCCTTAAAAGTATCGAACTCAGAGTGATCGAGTTTCTTTTCATCCAGTTCTACAAAAGCAATATGATCAAGACGATATGATTCTTGATTAGTATAAGTAAATTTCTTATACAGTTCAAGATAATCTAGTGTAGCAATACCCATCAAATCATAAGCAAAGTTCTTACGACCTTTGATAAAAATTTCCCTGGACATTGTATTTTTCCAAGGAGAAAGAAGACGAGCTTCTGCTTCTCCCACCATACGCTCAATCCTACGATAGATGTACGGAATGTCGAACAACTGGACATTCCATCCAGTAATCACATCTGGATAATTTTCCATCCACCAGTGAAGGAAACCTTTCAACAAACCAATTTCAGAATCGAAGTGAAGGTAGTTAACTTCTTTATCGTCGTTATGATATGGACGAGAACCAAAAACAGTAATACGACCCATCTCACTGTCCTTGATGCTGATCAAAAGAATCTCTTGATCGGCAGATTCAATATCAGGAAATCCGTTTTCTGCTCCTGTCTCGATGTCGAGAGTAAAGACACGAATCTTACTAGTGTCATATTTCATTTCATCTTCAGGATACTCTTGAAAAATATACTGATTCAGAAACCGTGTCTGACCATAGATTTGAAAGTCATCAATATCTTTATGATCTTCAATAAACTGTTTGGCATCACGGATACTCCCCTGCATTACTGGGCGAACATTCTTTCCGTCAAGAGTTTTCCATTCCTCCTGCTTGGCAGAAGGAAGGAACAATGTTGGATTGAATTGAACTTTGTCTTGAAATTTTCTACCATTTTCATAACCACGAACGAGAATAGAATTCCCGGATTGTTCAACACTGGTGTAAAATTTCATTCTTCAGGTTCTTCGTCAATAGGTACAGGTTTTTCAATATCGACCGAAGCACGATACTGATTGTAAATAAAATTGGATGGGTCCGCAATTAAACTGATTTCAGATGATCTGACAATAAATTCACGGTCTTTAGCGTGGGGAGGGAAGGCTCCTAGGCAGGAACCCTCCACCTCATACGGGTATTTTAGCACACAATCAGGATCCCCAAACTCCACATCAGGAATTTCTTCAATTTCTGAAACAATCCAGATGCCAGCAAACCTGATTAATTTAACATCATTCATTTGGCATCACTTCAGGATTAATAACTTTTCTAATTTCTTCTTGTTGAAGACGAGCATTTTCATTTTCTTCAATTATTTTTTCCGCTTGCTCAATTTTGGATTGATAAGCTACCGATAATCCTGGATCTGGTTGTCCTATAGCAAGAACTCCATCGTAGGGAATTTTATATTGAACATCAGTAGAATAAGGACACCACTTACTAAATTTAACTTGTAAATCTTGTTCTGGATTATCTGTATTTTTTACTTCCACAAGTGAAAGGGTATATGGGTGAGTAAAAACTAAACAAATGCCCTTTTTATCTTCCCCGTCTCCCTCAAAAGCTTCTTGAAGAAGAGTGATTATTTTTTCTCCAGTTTTTAAAATTACGATTGCTGGTGATTTATTCATTTTCTTTTACCTCATTAAAAATTTCTTGGTTGTCAATTACACTGTAATATGGTTGTACAGTTTCAATATATTTTTCTAAAATTTGATCTTTCGGTTCTCCTATACTAACAACATAATCAAAAGGAATTCTAAATTGTAAGCTTTTAGAGAATGGTGACCATTGCTGAAAAATAATTCTTACTTCATTTTCATCAGGTGTGTCTTTTGGAAATGTGTAAGAAATTACCATAGGAACTTCAATCAAGAAGCACAAAGGATCTTCAGTTTCTTCAACCATTAACTCAGTTAATTTACATATGATATGCTGTTTATTTTTCAGCATAACAATTTTAATGTCTTCCATAAATTTAATTTTTCAATACTTTAATTATACCACAAAAAGAAACGGGGGTCAAGGTTGGATTTTGCCAACCAGACCCCAAGCGACGACGATATTTGGGTAACCCCGTCAGTATTTATTTAATTGTGGTTGGAATTTGTATCCTCTGTCAAAAATTGAGAAGTTTTAATAGATCTACCAATATTATAAGTTGTTTTCTTTTGATGTTCAGGAATAATTTTTTCCAAAGAGATTGTCAACAAACCATCTTCAAAATCAACAGAAGAAACTTTTACATCCTCAGATAGTTGCCACGAATTATTAAAGGAACGTTTGGACAAGCCTTTGTGTAAGTAATTTCTTTCAGTATCTCGTTTCTCAACTTTAGAGGTAACTCTGAGAATGTTCTGTTCTGTAGTGACTTCAATCTCATTTGCTTTAAATCCAGCAAGAGCGATTTCAATTTCGTAATTAGCGTTATCATGTTTGATAAGATTGTACGGAGGATAGTTGGTATTGTGACCAGACATAGCATCTAAACGATTAAAAATGTCATCCAATCCTACGTTAAATGGTTGATAAACTTGCCAAGATAAATTAGTCATTTGGTTTTCTCCTTAAATAAGCGAGTGTTATATAAGACCCCGAAGGCATCTCATAATAATTTATTACAAAACAACAAAAAATGGTAGGAGGATTCCCCTACCATTATTGTTCGGTCATCAGTATTGTATAACCACGTTTACGATACCAATCCAAATGAGCTTTACCCCAAGGTATTGTTATCCACACTATAGTTTTTTCTGGTGTGAGAAACTGAACCTTGACTGTTCTCATTCAGGTTTTTTTCTACCGATATTATACTTGCTTTCTAAAGTCCATTCGTCCTTTTCTTTAAAGGCAAGAACTTTAATTTGATTGAGTGGAGCAACATCCTCAATTTTTTCAGGAGTTACTACGGTAATAAGTCCCCAATCAGAAAGCAATTGAATGATACGATTCCTACGCTGAACGTCATTCAACGAAAGATTGGTATGCTTACCGTCCAAAGCAAATAGTTCTTTGAAATGAACGATGTAATATCTACCTTGCTTATGAAGAATATGGCAAGATTGGTAAATTTTCTTTTCTTTTCTAGAAGCAACACCAATCCTCGTAAGGGTTTCACGAACTTTCAAAAAGTCATCTGGCTCAGCCAGAGAAACCTCCACCATATCAGATTGTTGCCACTGAATTACAATATCATCTGTCATTTTGTTCCACCCTTATTCAATGCTTTTTTTATAATTTCAAGTTGATCTGTTGTAAGAATCTGTAATGCTTCGAGAGCTTTGTTATGACTATAGCCATAATACTCTTTCACCAATTCAAGATGCTCAAGCGTTTGCTTTTTGACCCAAGGACTATAACGTTTTCTTGGTTTCAAAGTATTTATAAAAAAATCAAATTGAAGTTTCTTGTCCAGATGAGCATTCTTGTTCATCTCATTGACGTACAGAATAGTATCTGTAAATGAAGACAAGCATTTGTTAACAATAAAAGGTGGATACCCTTTCACTGCTTCTTGATCATCATCAAGAAGTTTCTTTTTTGTTTGATTGATAGCGTTAAGATAATCTTTCAACTCATATTTCATACAGCAGTCACACCAACTACTTTAGCGTTTGGATTACGAGCAAGAGCAACTTCCTTTGCTTCCTGGTAATTACGAGCTTCAACCTCTTCGTTGAAAACTTTACCAGCGACATAGAGTTGAACACGGCAGCGCATAATTAAAATCCTCCTTGGGTTTCATCAATTATAAAAGGATACTGGGCACCGTGATTCAGGGTAGTGCCAGTTCCTGTAGTGGCATAGTCAGATGGATTGTATTTAAGAAATTCTCGAAAAGTCATTTTCATTTCTTTCATGGTCATCCCACAATGTTCGGCAGCAAAAGGCAAATTCATTGTGGCACGAAACAATCCCTCATTAGCTTCACGAACATTTTCAGGAGTAGTTTTTACTTTCATTTAAATTCACATCCCATCATAATTTCAGTTAAACAAGCAAGAAGATTAATCTCTTGGTCAGCAACAATATTGATATCCCTCATGTACTTGGCAATAATAAGAACTGCCTCTGGGATAGACGGACCCTTGAGAGTATCATAAAGAGCATCGTAAATCTTCCTCATAACCAAGGCAGGATCATTGTCGATGTTATCTACGACCCACTTTTTGACTGTAGTGAATTCCTTGTTCTTTAACGCCCGTACCAGATCATCCAGATTAATGTCGGCAATGTCAACAAGAATAGAATTAGAAATGCTTCCGCTGGCACTGTGTCTCTGTGCTTCATTGATTAACCTTCTCCAATCTGGATAATATCGTTTAATTAATTTTATTAGAATCTTATCTTCATATTCAATACTATTCTCGTCTAGAATATTTTTAAGACGAACATAAAACTTTGCCTGTAGTTTGTCAACTTCATCGTTCTTGATTTTGAAATCAATTACCGTACAGCGGGAGTGTAGAGGGTCAATGATTTTGTTTGGGAAGTTACAGGTGAAGATGAAACGGCAGTTGCCATGAAACTCCTCCACAGCAGTCCTGAGCGAGAGCTGGACATCGCTAGTGGTGTTATCTGCCTCGTCGATAATGACGACTTTGTGGGCGGCTCCAGAGGTCAATGAGACAGTTGTGGCGAATTGCCTGACCTTGTTCCGAACCGTATCCAGAAAGCGCCCCTCATCTGATCCATTGATCACGATGTAGGAAGCGCCAATTTCATCACATACTGCTTTAGCAACAGTTGTCTTACCCACTCCAGCAGAACCACAGAGCAGAAGGTTCGGAATTTCCTTCTGCTCAATAAAACCCTTAAAAGAATTTTTGATATTGGTAGGAAGAATACAATCGTCAAGAGTATGAGGACGATATTCTTCTACCCAGAGAAACTTTTTATTCATTGAGGTTCGAGAGCAATCCAATAGGTCAGGTTAAGAGATTTATGTTTCCACTGAGTAATCAGTTTACTGGAAATTTTTACTTCATATTCTCCAGGAAGAAGACGAATATTTTCCATCTTCATTGCCAGTTCATACTCACCAGTATTGTCACCAAGAATTTCTTGGGTGTATACATTACTAGTTTCATTTTCACGATCACAAAGATTCAATTCTACTGTGCCGCCTCCATGTGATTTAAATACCAGATCTGGAATCGAATAAACATCAGATGCCTTACGAAGATTTTCCAAATCTTTCTCTTGAATAGTGAATTCAATATCAGCACCAGGAAAGTTAACATTACGATCTGGTGCTGTCTTCAAAGTAATCTCAGGATCCGAGAAATAATACTTGGCGCTTCTACCGTTTCCTTTGATTGTCAGATATTCTTCATTACCGAATACCAAAGAAGGAGAATCAAAAATAGACATGCCAGCAAGAAACTGATTAAGATCATAGATGGCAAATGTTTGAGGAAATGTTTCCCCACATTCATATTGAGCAATCAGGTTCTCACCAACATTAATAGTTTTGAGAGTAGATCCTTCACGAATGACAATGGAACCATTAATGGTTGAAAAGTTTTTTAGTACAGAAAGAGTAGGTTTAGAAAAATTAACAATGCTCATTTGAACTCCTGGAGACCGTTTTGAGTGCGGGTGTAGTGACTATCAAAGTGAAGTAGCAACATAGCATAATGAATCACTTTCATCAAATCCCGCTTGTTACGACCATCTTTATCACCATAGCGTGACCCATACTTAAGGATATTTGCTTGACAGAATCCAGCGGCAAGTTTCTTTGCTGCCATCAGATCAATTGTTTGAATGTCAGCGTATCCATCTTCGTCACCACAATAGTGGCCATGGTAAGTGCTGACTACATAATCCTCGACATCCTTGAGGATCTTATCCTCATTGTACTTCCATTGCATTTTCATTCCTCCGTTACATACTGTAGATCTTCATGATAGCACTCTTTGATTGTTCCGTCAAGTGTCTTCACAAAAAGTTTTGAATTATGTCCGCCAAGAATCTTGACGGAACTGCCGTCCCGAAGGACGGCAATGTTACCAACGTAACCGTGAAACTCAGGCTTCTTCATTTACCTCAGTTTCAGTTTGAGTATCAGCATCAGCACCAATGCTAGCATCGATCTTGTCATACAGCTCCATGAAGCTGGACTTGGTTTCGTCATCGAAACGATTCACACAAACTTGAATCGCTTTCATACGCTTGCCGAAGATGCTGTAAGCACGAATGATGTGAGACAGGCGACGAGTGCTGATCACTTCATCAACACCACCATCCTTGAAAGTCTTACGAATGATGTCTGCCCAGGAAGCAAGCTTCTCACAGAACTCTTCATCCAAGCAGCCAAGTTTGGCAGAAAGCTTCTGAAGGATCTTCTGCTCAGTCTTAGGAGCAGGATAGTCTTGCTCAAAGGTGAGAGCAAATCGCTCAAGAAATGCTTCGTTCAGAACGTTGGTGCCGATGAAACGACCGTCATCACTGCCCTTACCTTTGGTGTTAGCAGTGGCAACGATAGTGAAACCAGCGGTGGGTTTGACATAACGACCAGTCTTCTTCAGGAACACACCCTTACCTTCAAGGATGGACTGGAGACACAGGATCTTGTTAGAAGCAAGGTCGATTTCGTCAAGCAGCAGAACAGCACCACGCTCAAGTGCTTCGATCACAGGACCGTTATGCCACACAGTTTCGCCATTGATCAGACGGAAGCCACCGATCAGATCGTCTTCATCAGTCTCGATGGTGATGTTGACACGAATCAGTTCACGCTTCAGTTGAGCACAAGCTTGCTCCACACCGAAAGTTTTGCCGTTACCAGACATACCAGTGATGAACACAGGATAGAAAATCCCAGAAGAAATAATTTTCTTAACATCACTAAAGTTACCAAAGCTGACGAAGTTAGCATCTTTATCAGGAATCAGGTTTTCACGGTGGATCACAACATGCTCAACTGCTTGCTCGACAGGTTCGGCAGCAGGAGCGTTGTAAGTGTTTTCAATATCTTGGGCAGTCAGGTTCCAACGACCATGACCAGTCTTGTATTGCTCAAGACGCTTGGCAATGGTGGGATAAGAACTACCGAATTCATCGGCAGCAGCAATTACAGCGTTGCTGCCGAAGTCTTCGCCAAAGTGGGTGGAAATGTAAGCGACGAGAGCTTCTTGTTCAATGTTTGCTTTACGAGCCATGATGAGTAATCTCCGTTGTGGATGAGGTAATTGTAGCAGGTGGATTGGGGGCGTTGCCACCCCCAGTGGACAGATTGAGAATTGGTCAGGCGACCAGAGTGGCGAAGGACGACAGAAGCTTTTTGTTCGTCGTCTTCTTCTTAAGCATAGTACGGAATGCCTTGCCAATGTCAGCAGCAGTGGCCTCTTCCTCAACTGTCAGCGTGGTGTCTACTGACAGATCACTGGAAGAAATCATGTACAGAGCATCATAGCCCATGCCATTGATTTCATAGGTCTTTTCTTTACGCCACACTTTCATAGCTTCATCTGGTTCAACACCACCAATAGATTTGTAAAGGGAACGATAAAGATACGAGAAAGAATTTCCACTAGCAATTCGGAATCCAATTAGATTGACTTCAGGGAAGTTGTCTTTCAGATTCTCAAGCAGAATAGCAGTGAGGTTGCTATTCACGTTATCCATTTCGAAGTTACGATACACGTAACCAATTTTACGATCTCGTAGGGCATTGTTAGCACTAATGTAATTTTGGCCCAAATAATTGGAAGACCCATTTTGACGACTGATATTCAAATTAAAATTCAAATGGTTACCTTCACCATCAGTCAGAATCACGACGTTAACTTTTTGAAGTTTGTTACGAGTTTTAAACTGGGGGATGATTTGATGAAGAGCAATGATGGATTCGTTGAGAGGAGTTCCGCTCAAATCCAAACCATTAGGTACGGCATAATCGTGATAGGTAGCCCCAGCGTAATTAGAATCCTCTCGGGCAGCAAGACGCCACAGATTCAAAATACAATTGTCAAGCACCTTATTGTTGGCACGGGAACTCAGAAAATTCAAAAGTCGAAACCGATTATGAACTTCAATAGATCCATCCTGTTTTTTGTACAGATTTTTTGGGGCACTGTAATTAGGATTAGCATAAGCGTTGCTCCACTCATAGGTGAAAGCATACACCTCAAAAGGAATCTGAACCTTCTTACAGAACCACACAAGGTTCAGCAGTTGCTTCACAGTATCCAGAAGATAATCATTCATGGAACCAGACCAGTCCAGTACAAACACTAGACCGTGATTCTTGCCGTCAGGAATCACAGAAACCTTACGGAAGATATCTTCATTGTACTTGTAAGTGTGAAGTTTGGTGGTGTCTAGAGTGCCAGTACGAGCAGTAGACATACGCTGGTAAGCATCTGCCGACTTCTTCATCTCAAACTCTTTGACCAGATAGTTCACTTCCTTCTGTGCTTCTGTACGATATTTCCGATAATCTTTATCGACTTTATCAAAAGCATTCGTGGAATAACGACCACAAGTGAGAACTTCACCAAAAGAATTGTTGATGTAATCGTTCAGCATTTTGTAATCAGCAATTACCTCATCAATTTTTAGTTGAGGACACTCAATATAAGTAGTTTCACTCGTGTGATGATTGGTCAGTTTTTCTGTTTGCTGATCAAATGCTTGCTGGGTTTTGGAAATTTCTTCGTTTTGTTCGTCATTAGGACCGCCACCACCAGAACCAATAGGAGCATCTGGAGCTTCAGTAGCACCGCCACCACTAGTTTGTTCCTGCTGAGCATCGCCACCAGGATTAGTCATACCCTGCCCGTCACTGGTCATTTGCTGATCGGATTGACCATTAGAATTGCCCGAACCAGCTTCACCAGAATCACTAGATGGCATGGAAAGTGACAGTTCTTCCTGTGCTTTTTCTTTTACATACTTGTGAATCAGTTCACAGATGGTCAGCACCTGTTGAAAAGTTTCAGCACCTTCAATCATCTCAACAAACTGCTGTTCAAACTCGTTGAACGGCATCTGAGCATAGGCACCAATCTTGAAGTGAAGATTGATACGATCAATGAGAGTAAGTTTATTAAGATCTTCATCAGCAATACTGAAGAAGTCATCACGATTCAGTTCGCTGTACCCATTGTAGAAGGTACGAGCGAGACCAGGAAACTTACGCTTCATCAGTTTCTCAATACGAGCATCTTCAACAACGTTCACATAGTCTTTAGGAACGTCAGCAATACTACGCCAGTCTTCATTGGGTGTGTAGATAGCATGTCCTACCTCATGCCCCACCAGAAGGTCGTATACGACCCCAGAAGCCCTGTCCCAAATCGGCAGGGTCAGGACACGGCGCTGGACATCAAAACATGCTGTAGGCACCTTCTTGTGCTCAATGATGAGGTTCTCCGTTGCCAGCAGTTTGGCAAGAGTACCTTTGACTTCGTGGTTAACGGCGGACATTGGTTTCGTTTCAACTGAGGTCAGTATAGACCATAAAAAAGGAGGGTGTCACCCCTCCTGTGCCACTTCATTAACTGTCTCTCGGACGACGCTGAAGTTTTTAATTTTCTCACACTTCCAAGTTTTGTCGAACTTGTCTTCCATGTTCTCACGGTGGGAAATGACAAACACATTAGTATTGTCATCGAAATTTTTAAGTATCCACCCTAGCTCACTGCTACCGTTTGTGTCAAGTGATCCATCAAAGATCTCGTCAAGAATTAGGAGGTTAGTATCCACGCTATTCTTAAGCTTAGCAACAGCTCTCCAAGTAAGCAGCAGAGCGATATCAATACGAGCTTTTTCTCCTTCACTAAACGATTCATACGAGAATGAATCTCTGTATCTGGATTTAATAGTTTCTTCAAAGTTTTCATCCAATGTAAAGTTTACATAGAAGTCCATGTTTTGAAGATACTTATTGATGAGATCATTCATCACAGGTAAGTATCTTTTGATGATACGGGTTTTGATTCCGTTGTCCTTCAAAAGCATAGCAGCTGCCCTAAGGCATTCTTGTTCTTCCTTAATAGTTGTTAACTGATTTTTAGACTCCTCCAGTTTCGTTTGAAGAGCAACAAGTTTAGCAGACTCTTCGTTATGACTAAAGTTATTATTCTGAAGATCAGAAATTTCTTTCTGAAGATCTTGAATTTGTGATTGATAGGAACTAACCTGAAATTGATGAATCTGAATATTGTTAAAAAGGCTAGTCCATTTTTCACTCAACTCAGTAAACTTAGTTTCTCTTTCCTCCTCTAAAGCAATAGCTTGCTCCATTTCTTCCATACCTTGCTGAAGCTCTTTAATCGAATTCATGATCTCAGAAACTTTAGTATCACGAAGGTCTTCATCGATATGCTGAGTACAAGTAGGACAAGTAGTATTTTCTGTAAAAAATTGATGTTCCTTTTTATGAGTGGAAAATTTCTGTTGGATCTTACCACGAAGGTTTCCGAGCTTTTTAAGTTTAGTAGTAGCATTTTCAAAATTGCTCATCTCTTTATTGAGAGCATTTCTTTCTTCGCCAAGTTGTTTAATTGTAATATTAACTTCCTTTTCGAGAGAAGTAAGATTAGAAATTTTATTACTCTTTTCTTCTATATCATTCTTGTTTTGAAGTTCAAGATTAGCAATAAAATTTTTCTGCATTGAGATTTTTTCTTCTAGCAGATCAATCTCATAATCTTTCTCTTTCAACTCATCACCAGAAGTTTTAATTTTTTCCTTCAAGTTCAGATTCATGATGGAGAAAATTTGAATATCAAGAATGTCTTCGATAATTTCTCTACGAGATGCTACAGGCAGTCTCATGAAAGGAACAAAAGTTGATGATCCAAGAACCACAATCTGTGTGAATGATTTGTAATTCATCTTGAGAATAGTTTGCTCAAGATATTTTTGATAATCTGTGGTGGAAGATGATTGATCTAAAAGAACTCCGTTTTGCCAGATCTCAAACACGCCAGGTTTAATACCACGAACAATCTTAAATTGATTCTTACCAGATTCAAATTCAATTTCGGTAACAAGATCAGCACCATTAATGCTGTTCATGAGCATTGGTTTGTTGATCTTTCTGAATGGTTTTCCAAACAAAGAAAAAGTAAGAGCATCCAGAATAGTGCTTTTGCCTGCTCCGTTTGCTCCCACGATTAAATTTGTTTTGGCACCATTTAAATTAAACTCAGTGAATGTATTTCCAGTACTCAAAAAGTTTTTCCATTTTAATGTCTTGAATACAATCATGTTATACCGTCTGGTGGAATAATAAAATCATCGATGGTTATTATAGCATATTTTTGATCACGTTCTTCACAAGCAGTGATAATTGCTTCTTCAGGTATTTCAACAACCTGTAGTTTGTATTTGCTTGCTCTAACTTCTAATTGTTCTTGGTATCGTTCAGCATCATCTTCACACTCAAATATGGGAATAATTTGTTCATTATTATCTGGATCAATTACAGAAAAAACACCTTCCGAATTTCCTTTGAGCGTGAGAATATACATTAGATTACTTCACAACTTTCAATATATAGAGATCTCATAACTTGTTTGAGATTATTTTTATTTACGGTCATCTCAACTTCGTCAATATATTCATTTAAAAGTGAGAGAGTATCTTTAATTTCAAGATCAGTATCTTTGTGTTTTACTGTATCTTTTTCAACCAAGTTTTCAATTACTTTTAAATCATGTACACCAGCTTCATAAAGATTTTCAATTAACTTTTCAAATTTAAAAAAGTCATTCTTGTTCTCTACGACAACCTTAACAAAAGTGTTTGAATACTCACTGGGATCGACGCCGAAATTAGGATCAGCATCATCATAATAAATCTTTTGGAAAATTTCGTATGGGTTTTTGACGAAACGTAACTTATTGGATGACGGTTCATAAAGGTGAAATCCTCTGGGATCTTTGTAATCATTCCAGAACATCTGGTAGGGGTTGCCCAAGTATGTGATATTACCACGACTTGACTTGTGATGAAAGTGTCCCGAAAATACTTGTTTAAATTTAAAGAACACATCTGGGTCCATGCCACCTTCGTGAGGCATACCAGGAGAAACCTCAAACCCATTCAGTTCAAGATGTCCCATCACAATCTTTGCCGAAGTTTGCTTTAAGTGCTGATGTGTCTCTGCTTCATTTTCAGAATTGATCCAAGGCAGCATACAGATAGAAACACCTTCAATAGTTGTGGTGGTGGGTTTTGAGTAGACGATGATGTTTTCATAGTCGGAAAGAAGAAGCTCTGGAGAATTTATGTCATTTGTATTTTTGTAATACACATCATGATTCCCCGTAATCATATGAAGAGTAATGCCAAGCTCACGGATACGGTCAAAGTAATGACGGCGAATACGATTCCAAACATTAAAATCAATGCCCTTACGATTATCGAACGTATCTCCGAGGTCGATAATGGTAGATATTCCCTGTTCCTCCAATGTTGGAAAAAACACATTGTCATAAAACTCCTTAAAGTATTCCCAAAAAATAACACTACCTTTACGTCCATCCAAATGCTGGTCGGTGATCAATGCTACTGTCATCGTTTGTTCTTAATTTCAAGTGTTTCTTTGATTCCAGACATGTCGGAATAACTTTGATTAAGTCCTGCCATCTCACCCTCGAAATTTTCTGTATACATTACATGCTCATACCCAGTTCTTTCGAGAATCTTTGTCTTAATTTCCAATTGCTTTTTCTCTTTAGCAATACGCCTTAAGAACGCAAAGTAAATTACCTGAGTAAAATAAGCAAATGGATTCTTTGATTTTTCTGGATCAAAGTTGTGAATATACTGTAAACAGTTTTCTATGCCGTCAGAGATCATTTCTTCTCTGAACATATAATTTACAAAGTTTGGTTTGTATGATAAGTGTGTGGCAATCTTAAGAAAACAGTCGCCAAGATAATTTGGGATACGAGGTTTTCCTTCCCAATTCTTAGATCTTTCGGGTTGAGTTATGGTTCTACCGTGATGTTTAAAAAAACTTGCTTCAACTTTATTTCGGTGAACAGTAATTGCCTCCAAGAAATCTTTATTATTGACGTAATTTTCTGTCTTCTTTTTTGCCATGAGTCATGTCTCTATCCAGTATGTTGGTATCAGTATAGACCATTTTAATAGGTTTGTCAAGGGGGGTTGACAAAACCTCAGAAACCCAGTACAATAACTCTGTCAGGGGTTCATGATTACTGTCTTTAAGTTCTTTAGATACTTTAAATACATCAAGATTTTTTATAGATGTCTTCAAGAAACTTCTTAGTTTCCTTAACTGAACCTAAGTAACCCATCTGTTTACTAAAGTTATTTGGTTTTACTTTATTAGAATCTTCATTAGAGCCGTAAGATTCTTCTACATTATCATCAATATTATCTAGATAGAACTTTTCAATTTTTTTATCTAATTCAGTCATAGTAATTACTTGTTCCATTTTTATTACAAATAAAGAATCATAAGTGGCATGTATCCAATTTTTTAATACAAACCCATCAAAAGGTTTGCCATTTCTTTTTTGTGATAATTTTTCTACTAACATAGGATTCTCTACCAATAAAGAATCTTCATCAGGTAAATAACATACCTTAGCTACGATTTCTTCACCTGATGATAACTTTATTGTAGAGAAGAATTCTTCTTCCATCATTTTAGATTTACCTTTATTATTTCGTATTTAAAATTCTCTTCTTGATAAATTTTAATTCTTTCTTGAAGATGTCTTAAAGTATAATTTTGTCTATTGTCACTAGAGATATCATCAGCAATATCATACAGAGTAGCTATCTCTTTGCCCTCTCCTTTTCTAAGTACTCTACCAATACTTTGGAGATTCCTGATACGAGATTTAGATGGTGAAGCAAATATAATGTTGTGAAGACGTTTAATGTTAATACCAGTGCTAAACGTTCCGTAGGAAGCAATAATAACAGCATTATTTTCTTGTTCAGTAATTTTCCTTACTTCTTCTCGTTCATCAGTGTCCACTGAACCATGAACAAAAAATACCTTACGTGTATTTTCTGTACTGTTATTTATTAATTCGTATAATGGCTCACCATGCTTTTCAACATAATTAAACAAAACTAATGTATTACCTTCAAGATCAGCTACTAAATTTTTAATAAGATTATTTCTTTTATTGTTTGTGACAATAAATTCCATCTCTTGATGATAATCTTCAAAGTATTGATACTCGTGCTTACACAGAAGAATCTTAATACGAAGATTGGATAGATGACCTTTCTTGATAAGATCATCAGTCTTAGTTACTTTTTCACAAGCACCAAAGAGACCTTCAAGAACCCACTTGTGTGTTTTAGTTCCGTCAAGTGTTCCAGTAAAACCAAAACGATACTTGGCATTATGAAGCTTTTCCATAATACCAGTAAGTGATTTGGATTTAAACAAGTGTGCTTCGTCACCGATTACACAATCAATGTCATCAAAATATCTTTTAGGGAATTTATAAATGGATTGCCATGTTGTAACAATAATAGGCTTATCAGAATTTTTTTCTTTACCTGAATAAATTTTGTGTATATGTTCGTCAGCATTCCATCCATAATCAGTAAAATCTTTTACCATCTGTTCTACCAATGATGTGGTAGGAACAATGATAAGAATTTTTTTATCGGTAGCATGATAATATCTAACAAGAGAATAAATCATTAAAGATTTACCAGAGCCTGTTGGGGAAAGAAATAATCCCCTGTGATATTTGAGAGCGAGGTAAACCGTGTAGTATTGATAATCTCTGGCTTTAATATTAGAAATTTTATCAACCAAATCTTTTACACCACCAGGAGATACAAAATGATTCGTATCTGTAATATCGCCATACCAATCATTCTTGACTGACTCTACAGAATAACCTCTTTCTTTTGACCACGCCATAAGATGGTTATACAATCCAGCATACAGTTCTCCTGTGCCAGGTGAATACAAACGAATGGTTCCGTCCCAATATTTAAACTTGGGGTTTCTTTTTAAAAATTTTGCTTCCGGTACTTCGAACGTGAAATAATCAGATAATTCTTGATGTACGTATGGTTCTGCTTGGATCTGTAAAAATACTTCGTTCTTTTTTCTAATAATTAATCTAGACATTAAGTAGTACCATTAATAAATTTTTCCCAGTCAATAGCCGATTTGATTTGAAATCCACGATTGGAAATCATTTTCATTACACTGTCCAGGAAATAAAGTGCCTGTTCAACGTATTTAATTTTTGCTTCGATGTTAATGATGTCCTCATCTGATTCCAGATAGGTTCTCATTTTTTCTGCTGTTTTAATACTTGTGCCGAAAGGTTTTTCGGCATACACTTTGGCGTCTGCTTCGCCAGAATAATATTCTCTTTTTTCTTTTACTACACGCCTGTATTCAAACTCCAGTGAAGTTTTAACTTGGCTAAGATCTGTGTAGTAGTTTAAGTATTTATTGTGTTGAAAAGGGATCTCTAATGCTAACTTACCGAGATCTTCTGTATACTGTTTGTTTTTAAATTGGAAATCAATATGACTGTCAATTGACCATTCTTCTTTAATTGTTTCAAATAATTTAACGATGTTTTCAAATTTCATAAGGTTTTAAAATTTTTATCACGAAGAGTAAAGTTAGTATACTTGAATGTTACCTGTGCTGTAAAATATTCAATATCATCTACAGTAGCATCAAAATCAATTGACGTTAAACTGACTGGAAATAATCTCTCGTAATCAACAAAAAATGATGGATTAAAATTTGATGTTACTACCATTAATTGACCATTTGAATATTCAACTTCGTCTGGCGAATGCTGATCAGCTCCACCATTTTTACGAATCCATTGTAGTACGGAATTGTAATTAATTAAATTTTCGTCAACAATAAAAGTTAAATTTAAATCGTCATAAGAAACTCCGCCACCAGGAACAATAGGAAAATTTCTAAACCGTGTAGAAACTTCTGTGAATGGCATATTAACACCAGGCAAATTTGCTTGCTGGCAGAAAAAATCAACGCCCTCAAACAATTCCAATTTCATTTTAAAACCAATTGGAGAAAGAAAATTTCTATTTTGTGGTTGCTCCTTATACCATTCAGCAGTCATGTCAACTTCCCAAGCTATAATATATTTATTTCCATAAAAAAAGAGCCCCCGAAGGGACTCTTGGAAAATGTGAGAAAGACTCACATGAGGTTTTGAATACGAACACGTCTGTAGTACATGTTCTTCGAAGCGGTGAGAGCTTCAGCATCGGGTACAGGAACGCCATCACCATCAACACCGTTGAATACGAATGGGTTAGCAACCATACCGTAACGGGTCTTGAAGCCAATCTTAGGCTGGAAGGTGTTAGGATCAATGCTACGTAGCATCTGGAGGGGAACGTATGGGCAATAGAAGAGACCAGCATCATAAGGATTAGTACCCTTATAACCCATGACATAATAATGATCGCTAGATACGTTAGCCGAATAAGGATCAACGAAGACCTTGATACGACCGTTGATGGTGCCAACCATGAGGTTGCCGGTGTCATCAACTTGACCGATGGAAGGACCACCAGCGCCAGTTAGACCAGAGGTGTAATCAAGTACACCAGCCATAGCTAGAGCTGAAGCTACGTCAGCTGAGCAGATGAGGAAGTTACCTTTGCCTCTACGAGTTTCCTGAGCGATAGCATTAGCATCACGCTCAACTTGGAATAGAAGACCTTTGAACTTCTCAACTGACCAACGACCGTTTGAATCAACGTCAAGGTCAAATACGCCAGCACGAGCAACGTTGTTCTGAGCACCAGGCTTAGCGATGGTGTATACAGTACGAACGACTTCACGGTTGATCTCAGCGAGGATCTCGCTTGAGAGAATGTTGGCTAGCTCTTGCTCAGCGTCAAGACCGTGAACAGCCTTAAGATCCTGAGCTAGCTCTAGAGTGTACTCTGAACGGAGGGCTCTGGTTCTGGCGGTTACAGCAGTCTTCTCGATGCTGAAGCTCATTTCGTTGAACAGGGTTGTGCCTGAACCTAGAACTTCGGCAGTCTCACGGGCAATAGGACGAACGCCACGCTCGTAAGTACCAGCGCCAGCGCCAGCGTCGTTAAGAAGACCTGGATTTGAAGCAGCGTAAGCAGGATCGTTAGCAACACCGATGGGAACAACTGGATCGTTGTAAGCAGCAGGACCCTGAGTGTTAGCGGAGAAGTTAACATCAGGCTCGTTGAATAGAGCTTCACGACCCTTACGTAGACCAGCGGAACCATTATGCTGATAGTGAGCCTTCATGGCGAAGATAAGTCCAGTAGGACCGCTCATTGGCTGAACACCACAGATGTCGTATGCCATTAGGTTAGGCATGGCACGACGAACTAGGCTGATCATGATAGGATCGAAACCAGCTAGTCCACCAGTTTTGGTGTCAAGACCTGAACCTGATAGAGCGTTACCACCAATCGCACCGACAGTATTGCTGTCTTCACGAAGGGCTCTTTCTTGGTTTTCGAGAATTACGGCGGTTACAGCTTGTCTATGCTTATCCGTAATAGCAGGAGCTTCGGAAGCATTGAGAACTGGTGCCCACTTCTCTGTTAGATGGGAAGCGTTAAACATTTTTACCTCTTTTGAACGTATGTTATCGTTTGATAATATTTATTATTTAGATCACTTCCAGCGTTGTAAAGCTTGAAGATATGATGCCATTACTGGCGATACATCTTCGCTTAACGCTACTGGGGTATCATCACCTACTTCTGATTTGATTACTGATTCTGGGAAATATGATTTACGGAGAGTTTTTACTGATTCAGTAAATTGATCTGCCGTTTCAAATGTTACCCCTTCAGATAGGGAAGCAAGCTTTTCTTTTTGAGTGTCAGCGAGTCCTTCCGAAACTTGGTTTAGGATTACAACTTTGCTTGACTCAGCAAGACGATTATTTAATTCCACGTTACGCTCAATTTGTTCATTGAGGCGATCTTCCATCTCACGAAGCTCGTCAGCCATTTCCTCGACAACGTTTGCTTTTTCGTCGGGGATATTGATATAATGCTCAGCAAAGAGATTTCTTAGACCAGCAATGAAGTCTTCGGTAATCTCGTTGCGGATGCCACGATCAATAGCAACTTGGTTTTCTTCGATCCAGCGTTGAATACCATATGCTACCATTCCTTTTACTTCCTCAGAAAGTTCTTCCTTTACAGTTTCTACTTTCTCGGCAAGTTTTGTTTCAAACTGCTCTTCGAGTCTAGCGTACTCTTCGGTAAGCTTTGCTCTTACGGCAGCTTCGAAAATTGTTTTTGCTTTATCCTTATACTCTTCTGAGAGTTCTTCTCCTTCGGTTAGAGCGGCGACATCCGAAGAAAGATCAAGTTCTTCAAACGAAGGCTTGATTGGATAAGTTACAGCAGGACCAGTAGAAGTACCATAAGCAACTTCAGTACCTACAGTTGGAGTGGTTGCCATATCACCAGGACTCTTTTGATGAGCCTGTTGAGCGTCACCCGAAATTTGAGAAATTGGGGCGGCAGCTTTTGCTCCTGGATTCTCTTCGCCTTCATCATCATGTTCGTTGGGGGTAGTTGATGTACCACCTAAATCAGTAGCAGGCTTTTGGCCAATAGCAACTGAAGGGGGAACTGATGGTTGGGGATCTTTACCTCCAGCACCTGAAGTTTGAACATCGGAAATTTGTGAAGGCTCTTTTCCAGTGCCAGGAATTACCGAAGCTGAAACTGTAGGCATTGGATCGCCAGATTCAAGGACAACTTTTTGTTCTTGAACAAGCTCCCCAAATTTTTCGTTTAGCATATCTGACATTTGAGTTTCCTCGTACTTCTAACAATTATTCTAAGATTATTTATGAAATTATAGATTTGAAAGGAAGTGCTCAAAGGATTTGAGCTTCCTTTCTTCAATATTTCGCCTGGTAGATTCCGAAATATATCTGTGATATTTAGCTACTTGATGTTCACGTAGAATACCATTTTCCCAAATCCACTCTTTGCCTTCCATGATTCCATTAACAAAAGCATCTGGTGCGGAAGGATCTGCTACGATATCGGCAGCAGTGGCAAGCATAAAATCATCACGAACATAGTTCGCTCCGTTACGCTCTTCAAGTGAACCCATACCACGGGAAGAAACTCCGAGTCGTACACCTTCTTCTAAAAGTGATTTGGCAATTTTGCCCATAGGAGTATCGAGAACTTGTGCTTTACCAATAAAATTACTTCCTTCTGATTTGAGCGAAATAATTTTATGTGATACTCTATCTAAATTAACAGTGGGACCATCAGGATGTCCAAGTTCTCCTAAAGCACGACCAGATTTTACATACTGTTCGTTATACCTTTGTACTTCTCTGTTTAATACTTCGTAAGGATATACACGTCCGTTGCGGTTTTTAATTTCGGATTGTAGAAAAATTCCTTCAATGTAAAGATGTTTCTTTCCGTTATTTTCTTCAACGAGGACGTTAATCTCTTCGATATTTTCCGTGATTAGTTTCATTGTTCTGTTTCTAGTGGTTCTACTGGCTCATTAAAATAAGTAGAAGCGACAGCTTTTTTATACAGACCAATTGCTTCAGCAGCACTTGACTGCATCAGATCTTCAATTGAGTCTAAAGCTTCTGCTTTTTTGTTATCGGCAATCGAACTCACAATGTTCAAAATATTAGACATATAAATAAACCTTAATTTAATATAGAATTATTTAGCAGAACCTTTATTTGAGGCTGGTTTTGCTGGCGTTTTGGGTGCTAACTTTGCCTTTTCTTTTTCTAAATCCAGTTGTCTTTGGGCATCATCTTGTGCTTGAGCATCTTGAATTTCTGGAGCAAAAGCATCATTTTGTCTTGCCATAGTATCCAATGACATAGAATCTGCTGCACTAATAGCAACTCCAGATTTGATATCTTTCTTCATCTGGCGATCCATTTCCTTGTATTCAACTTCAGTTTGCATCAATACTTGGCGACGAATATATTCAGTAGAAAAATATTTTCCGACAAAAGGATCCATATCAATTGTTAAAGCAATTCTTTCTTTCATTAATTCTGTTTGCTTTAACTCATTAAAATGATTATCAAATAGGAAGTCATATTGAATATGCTCTTCCATATCCTCCCAATCTTCCGGAGTGATGATACCCTTAAGAATTAATTGTGTCTTAAGAATATCGTGGAATAGTTCACTAAATCTTTTACGAAGACGACCAATAAACTTAGCAAATTTAAGTTCGTCTCTGAGAATTTCTGTTGTTTTACCAAGATTAAAAGCTTTGTTGTCGTCAGTTAATCTTGATGGTGGAAGGTTAAGAGAATTGTAAAGTTTCTTTTTAAAATACTCTACGTCCTTAAGTTCTCCAAGATTCTGACCACCTGGGAGTGTTGTGATTTCTGTGCCACGACCACCTTCACGACGAGGTAGCCAAAAATCTTCAAGCATACTCATATGCTTTTTGTCATCACGAATTTCTCCTGTGGCAGAATCGTATACTAACTTGTTACGATATCTTGCCATAACATCACGGAGGTATTGTTCCGCTTTTACTTTGGGAAGATTGCCTACATCAATATAAAAAATTCTACGTTCTGGGGCACGAGACAATCTATAGATAACAAGTGAGTCCTCAATCATTCTTAGCTGGTTGAGTGACTTGATTGATTTGTGAAGAAAACTAATAGTCATCTTCTTATTAGTATCTTTCAAACCAGAATCACAATAAGCGATTGAGTCAGCTGCAATTTTAATTCCTTGACTGTTGGCATAGTTATATGTACCTGTCGTAGTAGGAACATTGGCTACACCAAATCCTTGTGGATTATACAGATAGTATTCGATATAATCTCCCCAATCAAATTCTAAAGCAGAGCCTCTTTCGATATGCTTTTCCGCTTCTCTTTTTTCAAATTTTTGTCTAACTTTTTTAATTTTTAAAGCATCAATATATCTTAATTCTAAAATACCTTTCTTTGGATTATCTAAATCAACTACTTTATGATAATGTAATCTACCATCAATATACCAATTACGAATAATTTGGTGAGAGTGCTTATCAAATTTAAGCATTCTAAGAATTGTATTAAATTCTTGTCTAATTTTTGCTTTAATATTTTCGCCTAAATTTAAATTAGACAACTCAATTTCTACTGGCGTATCGTCGGCATCAGAAACAACAAACTCATTCACAATTTCGTCAATAGCAGTATCACACTCAGGGTGAAGTGCCATGCTACGATATCGTTGAATGAGTTCGTACTCGTTTCTTGATATGCCTTCAACGTCAACATACGTGCCAAAATAGCCACCTGCTACGGTGGCTACGGCATCTTCTTGATTGGGAGGAATTGGGGATTGACCCTTCAATCCCTCCTTCTTGTTAATTTTAAATCCAAACAGTTGACTCATATTAAATTAAATAGATTCGATGATCTATTTATTTAAGTTTATTTGTTGACTCTTTTCTCTACACCAGCGATGCCAGTAGCAGCGCCATCGGTAATGGCGGTAGCTGTAGGCGTTTCGACTGTCCAGTATGAATATTGGAATTCTACAGAGAACTCAGAAATTTGATCATTGCTATCATAACCAAGATCAATTTGTGATACATTGGTTGGGAAAGCATGATGTAAAGTATATTCTCTGAGGATAGTTCCTCTTTCGCTATTATTTTTTTCGAGTTGTTTTACTCTAACTGCTGCTGCCATATAACCTTGATCACCTGTTTGTGAAGGTCTGAATTTGGGAGCATTGTTGCCATTGTGAGTATTAATAGCTTCAAGCCATTGCTCAAAATAGGCACGAATTTTCATGTCCTTATCATTGAAGAAGGTTGGGGACCATGTATCAAAAGTTCTATCGCCAGCAATTTTGACTGTTCTACCTCTAAAAGGAACTTCAATAACACCTATTTGGGAAGCAGGAAGAGCAGCAGACTTACAAAGAAGATCTACTAAATTTTTGTCATCTCCAGTAGCAGATGGATTGCCTGCTCCCAAATCACTTGGCCATACAATATCGATGGCGAACATGTTAGGCTTAGTACCTTGACCAATCCTTGAAATAAAATCGTTAATTTTTGTTGCCATTGTTTTTTACCTCGTTGTTTTGTTTGTGATTAATCAGCGACCAACTACTTCAGCAAACGAAACACCAGTCTTAGTAGCCGTTAAGGTTACAGTGATATAGTTGATAGAACGGGTTGGTTTAATATAAATTTCAGCAACAAATTCGTTACGATCAATTACATCTGGAGTATTGTTTGAATCATCACAAACAACCAGGAAGTCGGTTACACCTCTTCTTGCCTGAACTTCACCCATATAGGAATTTAGAGCACTAGCAAAAGATGCTCTAGTTGTTTCATCATTCTGTTCGAATAGAACTTGCTTGGCAAGTCCTTCTGCTCTCTTTTGAACATTGAGGAATAAACGACGAACGTTAATTCTGTCAAAAGCACTTGGTGAAGCAAGAGCAGTTTTATCACCAAATAGAGTTACACCTGAGCCAGGGAAAGAAACAATAGGATTGATTCTTGCCTGATAAAGCTCATCTCTATCAGCTTTGTTTGGATTGTAAGCTAATTTAACAGCGTTACGTAGTGAACCTCTGTTTACCCCAGCAGGCGAATACCAATCATCTAAAGTTGCTGAAGTAGCTACACATAAACCAGCGATATCTCCGTTACATGGAATATAACGATACTTATCATTGAAACGGTCATAGAAATACTTATAACCACTATCAAATATTCCATAAGATGTTGATGCTAAACCATTAAAGAAATTAATAGTATTAATTTTTTGCTGTGAAGTAGTTAAAGCACCACTAGAACCTACTTGGTTTCCTTTATGTGGTGATACAAAAGCAATACAATCTTTTCTTGAAGCAGCAATTGAAAGAACTTTTGCCGCTTTTGCTTTAGTGTCTGATTCTAATGCCATAGATCCACCCATTAGTACAAAATCTACGACAGTAGCTTCAGTATCTAAGAAAAGATCATAAGCTAAGCCAATCTCGGCTGAGTTATATTCGTAATCATCTGTGCCACCATAAAGAGTATTTGGTGATACTAAAGCTAGATTAAATTTATCTCCAGCTTCTAGATCGGTTGACTCTAGACCCCAAGCATAGTAAGAATAACCTCCACCAGCGTTGTAATTAGTAGAAGGATGAGCGCCAGTAAATACGTAAGATGATTGCTCGTTAATTACAGTTCTGTAATAAGTGTTAGCACTTTCGGTGCTTCTTCCATCGGCAAGTTTTGAAAGATAAGTAAATCTTTCTATGACATTATTTGCTGAACCAGAGATAGCACCAGTTAAATCAATAACAGCTACGTGTACTTCGTCCCATTCAATTCCTCTAGAAGAAGCATAGTCAGAAGTTCCTGGGCGAGGACCAACAGCAGATAACTTAATGCCAGTAGTTTGACCCATGCCGTAGGTAATTTCTGTGTTAGTGTACCAATCAGAAACGGCAGTTACAGCAATTGCTGTGTTATTTACTGAAGCTACTTGGAAAGTGACATCAGGACCAGTTGTGCCAATTAAAGCAGCAGCAACAGTAATTGTATTTCCTACAATATATCCAGCGCCACCATTGACTACAGTAACATTAACTGTTCCGCCAGCTCCACCACCAGCATCGGCAATGGTTACAGTGACAGTTAATCCGGCGCCAGTTCCCCCAGTAGTAGCAACACCAGTATAAGTTCCAGGAGTTCTGGTAGCAGAAATAGGACTTATCGAATTGATGGTTGAAACTACACCAGTATCTGGAGTATCTAAAGTATCTGAAGTTGTAATTAACTCTGAACCGCCAGTTAATAAAACTGTAGCTACGTTTGTTTGAGAATTCCAGTAAATTACTTCGGCAGTTTTTCCACCAGTAAATGTTAGGATAGTACCCTGCTGAACATCTGCTGGATCCTGATTCAAGGTTACGTATTGATCGGCACCTCTATCAATTACAGCAACTAGAAGTGAATTACCCCAGGTTCCGGCAGTTCTAGCAACAAAAGGTTCCGAAATAGAACCACCAGAAATCCAATCCTGATCGTTCTTAACTAAGTAACCACCATCGGTAGTAGCATTTTCTACGTTGGTAGCCGAACGAACTACAGCTAATCTACCACCGTAGTTTAAAAATTCGGAAGCAACATACCAATCTTCGGCGTTAGCATCTGAAGGTTTGCCAAATACATCGATAAGTTGTTTCTGTGAACTTACATTCACAATTTCATCAATAGGTCCTTTTTGAAATGTAGAAGCAAATGCGGCAGTAATCTGTTGAGCACCAGTGATTACAGCATTTGATAAATCACGCTCCTTAATTACAATTCCAGGCGAGACTTGACTTGCCATTTTATTCTCCTCTCGGTTTTATCCATTTAAATCTAAAATTATTTATGAAAATCAGTTGTTCCACATATACGATACATCTTCTTGTGTATCTCCATACCAAACAATACCATCTTCAACAAATCCTTCGTCTCCTTCTAGACCAGTTACGATGAAACCAAACGGAGACATGTCTTGTTCTATCTGATTTTTTTGCTCTTCATAAATTCTTTTACGAACATCATTGTCCGTCATTTCTTTAAAATAATCTTGAACTGCCAACCATCCAAAAATTACTAAGCACATTACAAGATCATCGTGGAATCCGTCGTCCGCCTCAAAAGATTGCTTTTTCTGTATGAATGTCGTAAGCTCAGATATAATTTCGTAATCTCTAAACAATAATTTGTCGTCTTCAATTAATTGTTTAATATTTTGACATCCAACTTTTTTCACGGTGATGGACATTTTAATTCCTAGTTGTGTCTTGTTGCCAGAGAATCCTTGACCAACAATCTGACCAGCTCTACCTCTCATAGAACACATTAATACATTAGGGTACTCTAAATCATAGTTGAGAATAGATGCTACCTGATCGCCAACATCATTTACTTCACATAAAACATAGGCATTGTTGTATGCTCTAGCAACGTCATTGATGACGTTTGGAAAAAGCATCGGTTTTATTTCGTTGTTTCTGTATTTTGCTACAACTTTATATGGTACAGTAGTAATATCAAACACAATAAACGCCGAATAGTCTCCACCAATACCTCTCGCTACGTCAGCAGTCATAATATATTCACGCTTTTCATCCGGCGTTTCGTACACATCCAATCCTTTATTTGAACTAATTGGAGTATCAAATACAAGTGATCTCAATTTAGAAGCGGCAATAAGTGTATCAACCGATCCTAAGAATTCACACTCAAATTCCTGAGTGAACTGCCGTTCAGAAGTGTTCTTAATCGTTTCTTCTTTCCACTTAGCATCACGACCAGGAACTTCTGACCAGTGAACCTCAGTCCAAATATAATTGTTTCTTTGGTTTTGAGCATCTACCCACAACTTATAGAAGTGGTTCATACCATATGGGGTAGAAATAATAATAACTTTAGTTCTTTGACCAGATGAAATAGTGGGATATACAGACGAGAAGAAGTCGTCAGCAATATGGTTTGGTACGAAAGCAAATTCGTCCAAGAAGATAATGTTGAATGACATTCCTCGAACGGCAGATGCTGAGGTTGACGCTGCCATAATCTTGGAACCATTCTCAAGTTCCATCGAACCTTTGTTCCATGAGAGAACACCCTGCTGTAACCACTTTGGAAGATTTTCGTATGCCGTCTGTAATCTTCCTAGTAGGTCACGAGCAGTAGATGCTTTGTTTGCTAGAATGCCGATGTTAGAGCTATCGTTAAACAACGCATAGTGAAGCAGATAGGAAACAACAACAGTTGATTTTCCAGTCTGCCTTGGGAGCTTAGCAATGTTAAATCTGTTTTCGTGAAATTTTTTGACTAACTCTTTCTGAAAGTCATACATTCTAAAGGGTATTAAACCCTCATCAACCTGAACAATTTTAACGTAGTTTAGGGCGAAATATACTGGATCTTCTTTACATTTTAAATATTCTTTAATTTCTGCTTTTGTCCAATTGTGGGGAACGTTTGCTTTTTTTAAAAGCGGATTCCCCAAATAAATTTGATCACTACTCATCTAATGCCCTCTTTAAATCTTTATCAACAGCATCCATATTATTTAATCTATTCTCCCACCCCTTGCCATCGGTGGTTCCCTTACAAGGATTGATACATGTATTATCTCCAAATTTGTCACAAACTAAAGAAGCAAGTTCTGATTCATCGCCTTTCTTGTTTGTGCCAGTCCAAAAATGCTGGTTGTCAATCCATTGAGCACCACACTTTGGACATGTTTTGGTATTCATAGTTCTCACCTGTATAAGGTTAATATTATATTTAGAATACGATGTTTGTGGTGTTACAATAGTTACCGAAGTTTTGTTAAGGAATCCTCACCCTTCGTGCTTATTGTCCATGTACTTAGCAGCAGAATCAATGTAGTCAGCAGCAAGAGTTACTTTGGACTGAACCCAACCAGGAACCTGCATTGTTGGTGATTTGATCGATGACATTAGACGATCACAGCAGTGCTTAATTTCTTCGAGTTGGTTAAGGATCATTGCTCCTTCATCATCAAGTTCTCTGCCCATGGCGACATCAATATGATTTTCTACCATACCAAGAGATTCTTTTATTTGTTTAAAAGATTTTTTCTTTTTGTATTCTGCTTTCATTTTCTTTTCCATTGCTAGTAAGTGTTTGTAGTAATCTGGAAATTCATCTAAATGCTGTAGAGCAATTTCGTAAGCAGCTTTGTGGTCAGTAACATGCTCACGCTCTACAGTAGAACCAACTTCGGCTTGACGTATAACATATTTAACAGAGACGCCATGTTTTCTGGCTATTTCTCTTTCGGAAGGAACTCTTTTTTTCATTAGTAAATCTCCCTCCATTGAAGACCAGCTCGGATTGTTGCTGAGTTGTTATTTAAATTTGTGACTATAATTGCATAGACTTCTGATGATGTTGAATCAAAATTTTGAACGATAATATTTTTCTTGGCAGAAGAAATTGAACCAGTTGATGCAGCAGATAAAGAGTTCTGTGATGCCCCAGCAGTCACATAACCACCAAACAAAGTATCTCCATCAGCAACAGTATATCCAGTAGCTCCTACAGAATACTGAACACCACTATCAGCATCTACATCCGTCCAAGAAAGTGTGCCTGCTAAACTTGCTTCACTTGGAAGCTTGACAATCCTAAATGCCATGGATTCGCCAAGTGGATACAAAGCAATATTGTTTAGTTTTACCGAAATTCTATTTGGGTAATTATTGAAAGTATTTTTGAGACGAATTGCTAATACTGGTAGCGAAGCACCAGCTCCCACTGTTCTGGCAGTAGTCATTAACTGCATGAAATCAATACCACTTTCTGTGTATCCACCTTCTGACATTACGGTGGAACAAATCTGATCCATGGAACCACCAGAAGTTGTGCCTGTGTTTAGGATCTCACATCTTACTGGGAGGTTTGGATTAGACATATAAACTTCTGATAGCACATTCGAGCAGTAATATTCGTGTGCTAAAATGATCTGTCCATTGTGAACAAATCCACAACGAATTCTACCAACACCAAGCCACTGAAAGTCAATATAAACCAGTTGAGTTTTTGATGTGTTGATATTAAACTTGGAAGGACCAGTTCCATCACAAGGATCAATACTCCATTCTGATTGAGGAACTCTTCTCTTGTAATCTCCTACTGTCTCTTCGCTAGCACTACCACCAGCATATGAACGAACTACAAAATTGAGTGTGCCGTTGGTTGTGCCGTCAGAAGTTCCATTACCAACTTGCTCAAAGTAAATGCCATCTCTATCATCAAAGTATCCAGTTCTTTTGGTTACATTCTGTTGGGCGTAACCAAAACATACCGAACTAAAGATAACTTGAGATTTACCTGGCTGGTAATGATGATAGAACTTTGTTTGGTGAGAAGCACTAGAAGCAACATTAGATGTTGTTGTCATCGTAGCACATGCTTTATTCACGTTATATTGAATGTTTCCGCCATTCAATTTTTTATCGTTGAAGTTAGGGTCAATAGCATAAAGGTGCTTATAGTCACCAAGAGTGAATGTCTCAGCAACTCTCAAACGACCAAAGGCATCAACCGCAGTCGCACCAGTTCCAGCAGTAAGATTACCGAAGTTATCGGCAATCATAACTACTTCAAAGTTTGTTTTTTCCTGTGGTAGGAAATCTTCGTAATGTTTACTATACTGTGCCATCAGTTTGCAAAGGCGATTTTAGTTACTTTGACATTAGAACCACCCGCTGATGAGGCTAGCAGTTGATCACCAGTTTTTTGAATATATACAACCTCATATTCTTTCATGGTAAAAGAACCAAGAATATCGGTATCAGTAGAATCTTTTACTAACAATGCTGACATAGCATTCTGATTATTGAATACTCTAACCAGAGTAGCACTACCAACACTACTTGAAGCAGTCAAACTAGTCTCTTGATTTAATAATTTAAGAACTTGCATTTTATTTGTGGTTTATTTTATATTTATTCCTCTCCAATTTTTCCCATCTCTTTGATCATTTTTTGAAGATCGGCAGTGCTGCCGACAAACATTGTATTGTTAACTGTGGTAGGTCCTTTGCCTTTGACGGGAGCATCAAGATCCTTCATCTTCTTCTGAAGATCAATTAATTTATCGGTCATGTCTGAGACCTGCTTCATAGCGTTCACAGCGACTTCAAATGCTCGGGGGTGCCCAGACTCCTGAGCGACCTCTAAGGCGCCTTGTACGGCCTCCTGGCCCTTCTCTATGAGGTCGTAGAGCTGACCCCTGGTATATTCGTAATCTTTTTCTGGATCTTCTTTCTTAACTGGGGCAGCTGGCTTTTCTTGTATAATTTCTGTTTCTTCTGATGTAACTTCAATGTCAAATATTTGTTCCATATTCTTTTCAAAATCATTCATAGTAGATCAATCTCTCCATTAAATCCAAAGTCATCATCTGCTGTCAATAAAGCATCATCTAAAGCATTGATAACACCGTCATCATTTTTATCTTCAAGTGCTTTTGGTGTGTATGTAAATCTAGCATTACGCCTGTTTTGATCTAAATCACCAACAGTTTCGTAAATAATTGCCTTACGAATGATATCGGCTTGATTGAAGGGACCGTAGATATATGACTTAGCAGTGAACTGAAAAGTCCAAATAATTTGTCTTCTGCCTTTAAAATCATCATCCCAAGAATCATCAAGATCAACACTATTTAATACAATGGCAACGTCTTTCTTTTCATCCATTTCAGGAATAAAATTGATGGTGACGTTAAAATTTGGTTGAAAGTATGGTAAAATTTGTTCTACAATCTGTAGTCCATCATCCTGTGACTTAACCAAAACACCGAGTTCAAAGCTAATGTTGTATGGTACTGGAACATACTGTACTTTTACTTCGTTACCATTATCAGCAATAATGCTACGATATTTTTGAACTGGACTTACTTTACGACCACCATCGTAATTAATGCCAGTCATTTCAAAATAGATACGAGGGATTCTCATGTACTCGTAAGGAGCACCTGGAGTAGGATCAATGTTCTCCTCAATTCTACGAACAAATTTATCCTTTGGACCATATCCAATAGGAACTTTTTGAACTTCTAGCATCTCCCCCGTCTGGGGATCTTTACGTTGAACTTCTAAATTATTAAAAAGAGTTCCGAATCCGACAACTGTTTTTTTAATTGCCTCGTTATAAAAATGTGTACCTAACATTAGAAGCTATCCATAAAATTACCATACTCACCGAAAGGATTACCCTCAGAAAAATCTAAAAGATTATCGGCAGTGTCTTCAATGTATTTATTTTCTTCGTAATTGTTATTTGGATCTTCTAATGTAGAGAAAGATTCAACTGTCCACGAAGCTTCACTATCTTCTCCAACAATATTTTCTTCTTCGACAAATGTTCCTGTTCTGGTGATAACAGTAAGTATTCTTGTTTCTGGATCCCATTTCGAAACTTTTGCCGTAACGTCTGATACAGATCCAGTTACAATTTCACCAACGATATAATCTTCCGTACCACTATCTTCTAGCATAACAATGTCTATAGCTGGAGATAGAATGCTTTCAATCAGATCTATATCGGCAACTCCAGTATTAATGGATTCGTTGCCCATTTCATAAATTTCGGCAGTAATAGAATAGAATGGCAATTGACCAAATTGGAAAAATACTTCTTCTACTTGAACAAATTTAATTTCATACAAGTCTTTGGTTAGTGGGAAGAATAAAAGATCACCTTCTAATGGTCTTTTGTCCAAACCAAAAGCAGTACCCTCTTGTACCCATCTTCGAGAAGAAACATTAAATCTAATTTCTTGTGTTATTTTAAGACCAAATTTACTAATAAATTCAGACTCACCAAAACCACCTACATTCTGTAAAAGCATTTCAATTTGAAATTGCTCTTCAAATTTAGAGTAAATTAAATCATCTAAAGTGTTTTCTTTAAGAAGAGTTCTTGGTAGATAATAGATATCCGAACCGAACAGCTTAATCTGCTCGTCAACAAGATCCTGAACTAGGTCTTGTTCACCTTGGTAACCATCGTAGTAGCTTGGAAAATAAGGACTAGTAGGCATCTTATCCGATCATATCCATTGGTGGTAGGGAGTAATCTGTGAGCATTCTTGCTTCTAAATCTTTAACTTCGGCATCGCCATCCTCCCAGATCTGACGACCGTTTAATGTAATGCCACCAGGCAATTGGACGTTGTTATACTTAATCAGGTTTTGACCCCACTGGCGCTTCATCAAAGCAGTGGCATAACGCTTCACAAAGCTATCATTCCAAATTTGATTCCATGCTTGAGGGTCTAACGCTCGATAACATTCAATAACTAAATATCTACCTTCTATAATTCTTTGTTTATCAATATCAAGATATAATCTATCTTGGCGTTTGTTGAAACGGTATTGTACTAATCCACCAACGTTAACCACCATGTCAAGAGTTTCAAAATACTGCTTGATCATATAGTAGTATGACATGTCAAAGTTACCAAAAGTATAACCAGATGAGAAAGAAAAGATATCAAGTAGGAAATACTGGTTACTTAATCCCCACATTTCATTGGAAGAAAGATTAGAAGTAACTCCAAATACTCTTTCTATACCAATTACGTGATCAGGAACTTCTATAAAGTTTTTTCTATTTTCCCACACAGATCCATCTGGATCATCTGTAGAAGTAATTTCGTCGGTCTCATTAAATCTTACTACATCTTCAGCAGTAAATTCATGCTTTAGATACATCTTCTCAATACCATCGTAATGGTATTCTTGATAATACTGTATAGCTGTATCGATGATATCATCAACCTGAGTATCGGCAATATTGATCTGTAACACTGGAGCACCCAGCTGTCTTTTACAATAATCAATAAGTTGCTGTCTTGATGATGGCTGTGCCATTTAGATAGATACAAAAAATCCCTTCTTGTATTTATCAAGAAGGGACTTAAGGTTATTCTTCTGAAGCTTCTTCTGCTTCTTCTGGGGGATTGAGAAGAGCTAAGGTTTCGAGACCACCTTGAAGTTTAAGGCGATACTCTTTTGCTTTTTCGAGATTTGCTTCAAGATCAATAATCTGCTTTTCGGCAGTAGCAAGTTGCTCTTCAAAGTTCTTTTTGAGTTGTTCAGTGTCCATGTGTTTATATAAAATGATGTGACTTTTTTATTTATTTAATTAATTGATATGGATATTTAAAGAAGAATCGCAATAACCGAATATGCCATTAGGAATTAAATTAAATGCTAGTGAATATCTTGGGGTATTTGATTTATGTAATCCAACTCTATGATTTAAATAACTTGGAAAGAATAAAATATTATTTTTTGCTGGGTAAATACTCCAAGTGCTACAATTATAATTATTAAAATTTGATGGTTTATTAACCATAAAAGATTGTGGTTTTAAATTATCATCAGAAAATTCTATAGGAGCACAATTTTCGAGATCATCAAAATATAATACCCCACTATACAAACAATTTTTGTGATTATGAAAATGAGAAATGGAATTTGATCCTACTTTAGTTATCCAACTAGTTGTTATTTCAAAAGAAGTTGAATGATAATTTAATATTTCGTTTTTAAAAAAATTAAAAACATTTAAAATATCAGACTTTAATTCTATGTGATCATTTAGAACATTAAATTTTTTACTACTATAACAATTTTTACTAGTAACGTGCTCTTCAAATTCTGTAGTTAATTTTAAATTTTCAAATAATGTTTCATAGTTATTTTCCAATTTAGACTGGAAAACTACAGATGGAAATAGTGGAATAATATTATGCTTCATTCAAAATAAAGTAGTTGTTCCTGCTTTGATTATATGCTATAATTAAATTATTGTCAATAGAAAACAGATGAAAGATAATCTACCACAAATTCCTAGGATTGAAACGTGGTTCCCAAAATGTATCTACATTGTGGATAATGTTTGTGTAAATCTTTTAGATGATTTAAAAACAAAAATAAAAAATAATGATATTCAAACTAAACGAAGTCAAACTTTAAATGTAGATTCTACTCATTTAGTTAATAATGTATTACATAAAACAGAAGTATTTTGTGATTTGAAAAATACTATAGAATATCATGCTAGATTATTTTTAGAATATATGGGATATAATTCCGAATATATTTCAAAATGTGTTGTTGTGAATATGTGGTATAACATCAGCAACAAAAATGATTTCCTATTTCCTCATACACATCCAGGATCAATATTGGCTGGAGCATATTATGTTGAATCTGTTGAAGAAAATAATATTATATTTTACGATGATATGACATCATCATATGAGCCACCAACTACCATAACAAACCTTTCAATGACCACATGTAACTATCCTTGTATTCCTGGTAGATTAATGTTGTTTAGAAGTAACCTACTTCACGGAACACCAAAACAAATTAATGATGGACAAAAAATAGTTATATCCTTCAATATTAATAAACTTTAATTATTTTGAATTAAATCTTCTGGATTTGGTTTATTTTCTTCAATGGTTTTTATTTCTTCCATAATCATCTGCTCAAACTTATCTTCAATCCATGATTGAGTTTCTTCTGACCAAATATATGGAGTTTCTCCTTCTGGTTTTGGAATGGGTGGTTCCCATCTTGCCAAGTCCTTATTAAGAACCCATGATGGAAATGGTTTTTCCTGAATAAAAATATCTAATTCTGGATTGTAATAATCACCAATGCCAGCATAATTTCCACGAAAATTTCCATTATATGATGTTTGCTTCCAATTTGAATATCCGTGAATATTTGCCAAATATTGAATACCAACATGCTCGGATTCAATTCCATTCTCATCCAATAAATTTTCGTTATCTACAACAGAGATATGAATAACTTTATTATTAGAATCTAATTTAGCGAAGTGTGCCATAATTTTTTATTTTTATTTATAGAGATATCTGATCACAACAATACCTGAACCGCCTTCACCACCTTTGTTGTTGGCATTGTAGTGAGATCCGCCACCACCGCCGCCGCCAGTATTAGCGCCGCCATTGCCACCAGGAGTTTGCGCCCATGTGTTGATACCACCACCGCCTCCTGGAGATCCAGGATTTAATCCATCACCTCCTACAGTAAAACCAACGGCTCCTCCGCCGCCACCACCGTTACCGCCACTACCGCCATTGTATGCGGAATAAGCAGCGCCTCCGCCGCCTCCTCCCCAGTAAAGACTGGTTCCTAAAATATCACATTCTTTTCCTATTCCTCCATTTGGTGGATATGTTGAATCATATCCTTTACCGCCAGCTCCGCCGCCACCACCGGAATAATATTGTCCTCCACCTTGACCACCATTGTATCCCTGTCCAACAGTTCCTGCTCCACCTTGTCTAGTACCTCCATCGCTATACCCAGAAGCACCACCACCAGATCCACCAGCACTACCAGCAGCACCTGGAGAATATTGAAAATAAGAACTTCCTCCAGCTCCACCACCAATAGCAGTAAGACCAAAAACTGAAGAATTTGTTCCATTAGTTGCTGGTACTGTAAATTGATGTCCTCCTGGTTGAGGACCAACACCATCAGTTCTAATTCCTCCACTACCAGCAGGGGCACCATATCCGCCTCGTCCAACAACGACAGGATATGTTCCAGCAGTACCAGCGACACGACCAAATAATACACCACCGCCACCGCCACCGCCACCCATATCCATTCCACCGCCCCCACCACCAGCAACAATCAAATACTCAAAGATACCAATACCCGAAGTTACACTGAATGTAAATGATCCAACTGTTTTGAAACTGTGTATTTTATAATTTCCATAATATGAAATCTCTCCTCCAGTAGCAGTGAAAGCGGTACTTCCAGAAACTTCCCATATGGTTCCATTCCACTTTTCAAAATTGGATATTGTTGTATTAAAAATAATTGAATTTACTTCTGGAGAAACTGGTCTAGTTCCAGTAGTTACGGTTGGTAGTATTAGTCCTTCCGAGAGAACCAGTTTTCCTACATTTAATTTAGACATAGTAATAATTTTTTGAGAAGATATTTTTTAATTATTTAAGCTAGATAACGAACTACAACGATACCAGAACCACCAGAACCGCCTGGACCTTGGTGGGCGCCACCACCACCACCGCTACCAGTATTAGCTCCTCCTGCTCCGCCTCCAGAAGCTGGAGATGCTCCGCCGTTTCCTCCAACGTTTAATCCTCCAGTGCCGCCAGCAGCGGCGCCACCGCCGCCACCATCCCATCTACCGCCACCGCCACCACCACCTAATCCACCTCGACCAGCGCCAGCACCAGTATAAGCACCGCCACCACCGCCACCAGCCCAATAAAGATTAGTTCCAGTAATTCCTAGGAAAGTTCCTGGACCACCTATTCCTGGTCTTAAACCATTAAATTTATTTACTTGACCATTACCACCAGAACCACCGCCCCCACCAGCATAATAATTACTATCTACCCACGAACCAAACCCGCCACCAGTACCTTGCCCAAATAATCCTCTTCCTGGAGGTCTTCCTCCGCCATAATCTGGTCTAAAACTACGATACGCAGCACTTCCTCCTCCACCAGACCCTCCATTTTGTGCTTGTGGTCCAGCAATTCCTGGCCATTCTCCTGGATCATAATAATGTCCACTACTTCCACCACCACCACCATAAGCAATTAATGAACCAAAAACGGTATTTCCACCCTGTCCACCAGCTCTAGGGGAACTGCCGTAATCAGGATAACCAGGACCACCACCACCAATAGTCACTCCATAAGTTCCTGCCGTTATTGGATATGCTGGATTGTAAATTAAACCACCAGCACCACCTCCGCCTCCCATGTCGGACCCACCGCCTGCTCCACCAGCAACCATCAAAATTTCTATAGTTGCTCCGGCACTTGCTGAAGAAACTGTAAAAGTTCCGTCGCCAGTAAACGTGTGTATTCTAAACACTCCACTTGTAGTTACAGTTCCTCCAGTAGCAGATACGGTAGATATGCCAGTAAAATTAGACCAAGATGTACCACTCCAATACTCAACTGATTTGCTGGTGGTATTGTAAATCAACATTCCCGTATTTGGTCCTGCTGGTCTATTTGTGGAACTGAAAGCTGGTAATTTAACACCGCTATCGGTAGATAAAGTGCCTACATTTAATAATGACATAACATTCTTATACCTTAAAAATTATTTATTAGATTTTATAACGAACTATTACAATTCCAGAACCTCCTGGAAGAGCATTTGGTGGTGTGTTATTTCCAGATCCACCGCCACCGCCACCACCAGTATTAGCAACACCTGCCGTGTTTCCAGTAGCAGATTGTCCTCCATATCCTCTTCCACCACCACCTTTTGCTCCTGTATTAGATCCAGGGGCATTGGTTGGGGTGTATGGACCATACCAATAAAATCCACCACCACCACCACCAGCAAACCATCCACCAGGATCTCCTGCTACAGTAGCAAATTGTTCAAAATACATTCCAATACCGCCATCCGTAGCAGTACCAGTAGCATTAACTAAGGTTCCCATTGCCTTTCCGCCTGGTCCGCCAGCGCCACCACCACCAGCACCTTCATGTGGTATTTCGTGACTATTGTTTTCTACTTCTGTTGGTCCGTTATAACCTCTGCTGCCACCAGGATTACCAAAACCTACACCACCACCACTATCCATTTGAAGTGGTAATCCACCAGTCCAACCATAGGCAGCTACTCCAGCATAGTAATCCCCTCCTCCACCACCAGAACCACCATCTTTATAAACACTACAAGTATAAAAACTTTCATTGCCACCACCACCACCAATTGCTAAAATATCCGCAATTTGGCTATTTCCTCCTTGAAATCCGTGGGAATTGTTTGTAGTTCCATAGTTTCCTGTTGTGGATGCAGCATAATATCTACCACCTTGTCCACCACCACCAACAGTAACAGTATAAGTACCCACGGGAAAATACTTGCTTGGATGGTATACAAGTCCACCAGCACCACCGCCACCGCCGCCTTGGTGACTTCCGCCACCACCGCCACCACCAGCAACAACTAAAACTTCTGCTGTTCCAGCTGAAGTTACATTGAAAGCTGAATCTCCAGTAAATACATGAGTTCTAAATCCACTTGCCACGCTACTAGTTCCGCCAGTAGCAACCATTGGTGAGCTATCTAAAGAATTCCACCCGCCATCAAAAACTTTTATTTTTTTATCAGTACTATCATAAACCATTAAACCAAGTTCACCAGCTGGCAAATTACTTGTAGTATATTCTGGTAATTTTAAACCAGAAGACAAGATAACTCTAGCTACATTAAGTGTTGACATTTATACAATCCTCCAAGTACCGCCAGCCGTGATAGTAACTGTTACACCAGTATTTATGGTGATTGGCCCAGTACTTACGGAATTAGTATTTGTTGGAATAGTGACGTTTTCGGCGATAGTGTTTCTATTTGATTTAAATATTCCATAAGTATCTAACCATTGTCTGTCAGCATTTGCGTATAGAACTGAGTTATTAACACCACCTGAGAAGTTAGTTCCTTGAATATTAACACCAGTATTAGCAGATCCACCAACTTGTAATGTATATGTTGGATCAGCAACACCAATACCAACTCTTGATAATCTATGAATATCAGATCCATTAGTAGATTGTGTCCATCTCGAAGTTACGAAAGCAACATCATTCTGATAAAGAGTACCATTAAAGTTAATATTACCATTAACATTTAACTTATATAAAATTGTATTGCCTGGATTAGCAAAAGTTGTGGATCCAATAGCTATATTGCCATCAGCACCACGAATAGCTAATGATGGAACAGACGCCCAGGTAGATCCACCAATGGCGGTGGATGGGGTGATTTCAAAAATATCGTTAGCAAGTAATTGATTGCCGATACGGAAGTTTCTGAATCCAGAAGAACCTAAGAATAGTAACGGAGCGCCAGAATTTCCGGAAGCATTATTAATGGTGATGCTATTGATAGATACTAAAGAATTGGTTTGTGTGGAACCATTAACTTGTAGTAAATTAGATGGGTCATTTGTGCCAATACCGACATTTGGACCTTTGATACGCATTGCTTCTGCAACAGTATCATTATTAGAGCCTGTTACATTTGTATGGAATGCTATATATGTTTCGGCAGTCGCTGCTGGGTTAGTATAGGCAGAAAGAATTCTAGCAGTTCTTCCTGCTGGAGTTCTTAAACTAATTTCGTTTGCTGCTGAGTTTGAATCGGATTCGAGTCTTAACTGAGTGCCGCCAGCTTTGTATAAATGTAAATCTGTAGATGGGTTAGTTAATCCAACACCAACACGATTATTTGTAGCATCTACATGAAGTGTGTTTGTATCTACAGTTAAATTAGCACTTAAAGTAGTATTTCCAGTAACACCAAGAGTTCCGCCAACACTCAAGTTGCTGTTTGCTCCTGTAATTGATAGCGAACCAGTCATGGTGTCGCCTGTCTTCAATACGTTAAGTGAAGCAGCACCAGTTAAAGCAGCAGTGATTGTGCCAGCAGCAAAGTTGCCAGAAGCATCACGAATTACAGCAGTGCTTACAACGTTGGTGCTATTAAATGTTACATTACCAGCGTTCCAAACTGTGTTGCTATTAACTGTTAAACCGTTAGCACCAGAAACAATAACATTAAGAGATCCACTGCCGTCAGTAGCGTTACCACCAGATGATACGATAGCAGCATTGTAATTGGTTGCTGCTAATTGGCTGGAGTTAAAGTAGATGGCGGGAGATGATGAGAAACCATCCTTTCTACCCAACTTCAATCTGGCAATACCGCCATCACTATCAAGTGAAGCAGTTTGATATGTTCCTGTTATATCAAGGCTGAAATCTTGGAACGCTATTCTATTACTTGCTGTACCAATTGTTAGAGCACCAATAAATGTTCCTGTTTGTAAAGAGCCAGTAATGATAGTATAATCATTGGTGTTATCATTAGCATCATCAATTGTTTCTACGTTTGTAATTAAAATTGTTCCTGTTCCCTGACCATTAGCATTGTATAGATTGACTTCTAAACCAGCTAAGAAAGGAGCAGTGGATAACAATACACCACTTAAGTAAATTTTATATCTTGGATTGTTTGTTGTTGTGAGAACTTTAATGGAGTTATTGAAACTCTTTGTGGTTTGATATTCTGGTAATCTATTATCACTAATAGTTCCAAAGTTAATGTTTAGAGCATTTTGATACCAAGTACCTTGGCGATTATCGAGACGGTCGGCATCCAGATCAGTTCCTGGTCCATCGTTCAGCGAAGTCCAAACCTTACCCCAAGATCCAAATTCAGTAACATTATTACCAGAACCACGAATCCACATATTGTCATTATCAGTAAATGCTAGCTGTCTAACACCACCGAAAGTAGCATCGAAACCAGCACCACCGTTTCTGATGGACATTACTAAGTGTCTAGTTCCACCATCATTCAAACCATCAGCACTGTTATTTTTAGTATCGGCAATAACACCAGTAGCAAAATTGCTTGGAGATGGGTTTGAAGTTGGGTTTGATGTGGACGAAATCAAACGAAGTGTGTTACCAGATTGTCCAGAAATACTGATGTTATATGTTCCAGAAAGACGATCTGTTGATACAGTACCAGAGTTTAAGTTGCTAGCGTTTAGATAGAAAGCACCTTGAGCACCGTCAAGTAAGTCAGCATCAAGACCACTATCAGGACCAGTTTTTAACTGTACGGAACCATTTCCTCCCTGTCCAATAAGGAATTGGGATTTGAGGAATCTAGCAACACCAACTGTACCAAAAGCATCAGCAGAAATAGTTAGATCAGTAACTCGTTGAATATCAACTGAAGTATTAGCATACTGGCGATTAACTGTGCTTATTTTGGCAGCAAGAACGAGTCCAACTCCAGATCCAATTACAGCAGGAGCGGAGGTGATATTAAAGTCTCCCGTGTAGTTTATGCCACTATTTGTCACAGTAACTTCTGTAACAACTCCACCAGAAACTATAATGTTTCCACGAAGTCCAGTACCAGAACCACCAGTTAACCCAACGTCAAAATACTGACCGCTGGTGTATCCAGAACCACCATTAGCAATAACAACATTATCAACAAAATTACCTTGAGTTAGTGAAGATTCGAAAGTAAGTGGAGAAGCTCCTCTTAAAAATTCAATAACTGTTCCTGAAGGAATATTTTGAGTTAATGGATTGTTAATTGATATTGTTGTTATTCCAGCAGCACTTAGAACTCCAGTGATATTGGTATTAGCAGCAATTCCAGATACGTTGCTAACAACAGTGTGACCAAGTAAAGTATTAGAATTGGTACTGAATACTAATTGAGATGAACCGCTATTTGCTTGTTGAATTAATCTAGCAAAGTATCTTACTTCAGCTCCTTTAATTGACTGAACAACAGCGGCGTAACTTTGATCACCTCTAAGGAATGTAAACGAGTTAGCAGCATCTGAGTTATTAGCAAGTCTTGATGTGGAAATAACACCAGAAGTAATATCATTAGCAGAAATTTGGGTAGTTGAAAGTGATACCCAATTGTTTATATTATTAGCTGAGGTATTTACAACTCTGTTTATGTTTACAATATCTTGTGGTGAATTACTTGATAAAATTGTATCAGTATCAGAAATTTTAACATTATTAACAATATCACCGTATAATCTGCTTTCAATTAGAGCAGAACCTTGAGCAGCAACACCAGATCCTCCAGGACCACTGAATATTACTGATGGTGGAGTTGTATACCCTTTACCACCAACGTAACCATTAAATTCTACTAGTTGAACAGTTACAACTTGACCATTAGCAATGGTGGCAACCGCACTTGCTTGGACGGCTCCAACTTCAGGGTTTCCTCCAGAAATTGTTACTGTTGGTGGAGTTACATATCCAGAACCAGCATCAGAAAGATTGAGTTGATAAACAACTCCTTTACGATACTCAGTTGATTGGATCTGACCCTCGGAAATACTACCTAAGAAAATATCGCCAATAGTAAATTCTAAATCAGTGTCAACTGGGAAAGTAACAAACAAACTATCATTATCATTGTTTAAAATATATGAAGTTCCTGTATCCTGTTGAATAGCAATATCACCAGCAAGAGCGCCTTCGATAGAAAGTCTTTCTGCTTCATCTTCTATGGTGTATACATTAAATGGACGTAGTGGAGGAATCTGGTCAATTGAAATCTTACCAGAATCAGTTAGTTCAACAAGTGCTCTAGGAACAGCATTGGTTGAATATGGTTTGTTAATATATGGACCCAGGTTATTGGTAATATAATCTCTAACTGCCTTTTGAGTTGGTAGTTTAGCGTCAGTAGAGTTAGCACCACCAAGAGTATTTGAGTTATCAAATCCAGTAACAACAACATCACCGCCTTTCAACTTAAGGAATTCAACTTCCGAAATTGTAACAGTACCTGTAAAAGTAATATTACCAGTTCTGTTTTCAATCTTAGCAAAAGTACCTACTTTAAAGTCACCAAGTTCGTCTGTACCTGAGCAATAAACACGACCATAATCTTGAGATACTTGCTCATTAGCATCAACCTTAACACCACCATTTTCTGGTAGAGCGTTATAGTTCGTGCCAGAACCAGCAAATTCCCAAGTATGTGATGAAGAGTTAACAATAGAAGGTCTATGTAATCTAATAGTTTTACCAGAAAATTCTCCAATTCCAGTGCTGACAACTACGTTATCAGAATCACGAATAAATTCTGCTGGATCTCCAGAACCACTTTCTAAAGTAATTTGAGCAGAGAAAGGAGGTCCAACAGTGACGCCAGCAACAACATCAACAAAATATTCAATTTCTGGATTTACGTTACTATAGCCATCAATTTTAACAACATAATGCTCTAATGGTTCTCTCCCAAGACCATCTACAGTAAATATTGTTCTGCCTGTTGGAGTTGTCGAAACATTAACAATCGTTCCAACGTCAAAACTATAAGCAAAACTATTGTAACCTCTTGCTCTAAGAGCGTAGATACCAAAGTTTGTCGCTGAGTTAGTTACTGAAGCATATCCACCAGATTCAGCAAGAATGCCATCAAAAGCAAACAGAACGAACACCGAAACTAACTGACAGTATCCATCATTAATAAGTTTATATCCAGTACCATTAAACGAAACAATGGTAAACTGAGCAGCAACCATTGACTTACCCTGATTCGGGAATGATGCCGAACCGTCAAGTTCTAGACCAGGGAATGGGCAGTTTGGTTGAGCAACTTTACTACCATCAATAAGGGCACCGCCACCACCTAGGAATGAAATAACTGAAGCATTTTGTGTGTAAGGAGAAGCTTCAATATAAGGCAAATCATCCCATGATGCTCTTGGTGTAATTCTCTTATTGTCGGCATCATATAAAGTATTATCTGGATACGATAAAATATTTACTGTGTCATATAAAGTGCCGTATGTTTTTTCTGTAGCTCCAGGAGCAATTTCTCCGGAAAGTACATCATCAAGTAAAGCAAAGGATGTTGTAATAGCAGAAGCAACGTTAGCACAGATAGGAGTTGATGGATCAATAGCAATAGTTGAATCGGTATATAATTGCTTGATGGTGTATGTTGGTTCAAATACTGGACCAGTGCCGTTACCAGTTTTCCAATTTCTCATTGCCAAAATGGCAAGATCTCTTACCTGTACGAAAGCATAACGAGTTGGTGATAACTCTTCTTCTGGAATACCAGTTAATTGAGCACCAGTAAAGTATGCTTCGGCAGCGGTAAGCATACCAGCATTTCCGCCGAGAGTTAAATCTCTTCTTATAGCAGAAAGAATGTATCTAATATCTCTCTTACAAGTAATGTATCTACTGAATGTGCCAGTATTTACTGTAGGCAATGAATTTAAATTGCCGTTAGTAACAGCAGTAATGGCAATAGCAGCAAGAGTATCAACTGCTGATTGAACATTAGCACAAGAGTTTATATTTGTATTGCTACCTGTAGCAGGGTCAGCTGTAATTGTTAAATCTTTTGAATATAGTTGATTGGTAATTGCTAGCTTAATTACAGCTTTTGCTTTGTTGAAAGCAACTACGGACTGTGCTACTTCACCTACTAAACCATTGCTAATGGGAGTTCCATTATTAAAATATGATTGAGCAACTTCAATAATATTTGAGTTACCACCACTAATCAAATCGTTAGCAATAGCGGTAACAAAATAACCAATATCTCTTCTGCACTTAGTAGAACCACTGAAAATAGTACCAGCATTTTCTGATGGTAATGATGTAGTGTTTCCAGCAGTAATTACTGTGGTAATTATACTAACTAAGTTATCAATGTTTGTTCTTACATCGGAACAAGAAGAAGCAGATGTATTAGAACCAGTTACTGGATCTGCTGTAATTGTTAAATCTTTATAAGTCAGCTGATTAGTAATTGCTGACTTCATCAAATCTCTAGCTTGATTGAAGGCGTATACAGATTGTGTTTCTTCGCCAACTAATCCATTAGAAATTGGCGATCCATTATTGAAGTACTGTAGAGTAAACTTTCTGGCATACTTGTTGCCGCCCAAGAATACATCCAGCGAAACAGCATCTACAAAATAACCTAGATCTCTTTTACATTTTGTTTGGGTCGAACTTACACCAGGATATTGAGCAACTAATGCTGTCCAAGCGTCATCAATAATTTGAGTTCTATTTTTTTGAATTAATCTATATGAATCTAGATATCTCTTATTTGCTTGGTTGATTGTGTCGCCAGGAATAATCCAATCAGTTCCCCAAGCAGACTCACTGTATTCGACTGAAATTTCTGCTAATGATTTATCTTGAATTTCTTGTTTGTTAGCAAAAATTAAATTAGCAGCATCCTTAAATCTATTTGTTTCTGAAGCTTCGTCATTAAGATTTAAAGTTGGGTACTCTGCCAATGTACGTCCAATTGCTTCTTCTGTGATTAACTCAGTATTACGAGCAATCAACTCAGCACTGTCCAGGAAACGCCCGCTAGCATTGTTTGTAAGTACTTCTGTGAAAACATACCCAAGGGCAGTAATAGCACTTTCTACGTCCTCACAGGCGGCTCCTACAGAGTCCTGAATGACAGTTGGATCAATGTATCTAGCAATAGATGAATACTGTGGAGTGTATAGTGGAGCAGTAAGTTGTCCATTACCAGTTCTCCAACGTCTCATTGCTAGAATAGCAAGATCTTTGGCAATTTCGTATGCTCTTACTGATTCGGTAATTTCAGTTGACAGATAAGCAACTTGAGCGTTTTGTATATACGATTTGGCAGCTTCTATGACATTATAGTTGCCGCCATATTCTAAATCACGAATAAGAGCATTTACAAAATGACCAATATCCCTACGGCATTTTGCCTCATTTGGAACATTTAGATATGAAAATTCTTCTTGAATTTGTAAGTAGGCTTCATCAACAATAAATGGAATATTGTTACGAATTAAAATACAAGCATCCTGAAACCTTCTTGATACCGATTCAGCAACACCAAATTTGTTTGGTGAGTTTAGAAGTGATAAAGTTACTGAATAATCATATGATTTGACGGAAGCATTATTAGGAATAAAATTAGAATCAGTTAAGTTATCGTCCTGTTTATTTTGAATAATAAATCTTCTAGATCTTCCGTCAGCATCACGAAGAATTTTATAAATTCTTTGCTTACCATTTAAGTAAGAAAGATCTGGTCCTGATGTGGGAAGACCACTAATCTCAATTTGCTGACCTTCTTTGAAATCATGAACATTTTGTCTACCAACTAGAGCGTTGGTGTAGAAAATAATACCACCCGAATTATCCTCTGCTGGATCGTATTGAAAACCACCTTCAGAAGTTTCTGGGGTTCCTTGTTGAGAAAAATCAATTCTTACGATAGGTAAACTTGATACTAAATCTTTATTTTGAGATACAACTTCACCTTCTGCTCTAATTGATCTAATATCGGTAGAAACAAACTCATAAGTTTGTTGGGACGGAGACACACCAATAGTATATTCAAATGTTTCTCCAGTGTTAAATGAACCACTGGTAATGTCAACGTCAATAGTTCCATTTACATAAGCATCGGGACCAGTTGTACTTTCAAAAGTTACAGCGGCAATTAAACCAGTTGAACCAGTGTTGACACCAGAAACACTTAATCCAGCAATTAATTCCGTTCCTCCAGTGTGATTTTGGAAAGTTACTCTAATTCTAGGTGGACCAAAAATTTGATGACCGATTGGGAAATTTCTACCAAAATCTCCGCCAGTGGTAGAATCATAATAAATTCTTTGCTTGTCATCAAAGACCATAGCAAAGTCCCAAGTAGCAACAACATCGCCATTGCTATCAATTTGATCTCTAAAAACTATTCCCGTAAGATAATTTTTATCCCCAAATTTAAACATATGTTTACGGGGATTTTGTGGTCTTACGATAACTAAACGTAAGTTATCACCAACAATTGAACAGTCAGCTGGAATTGAAATTGGGTTATCTTCTAGATAATCGCCGCCAGAAATGATAACAGTTTCTTTGATACCAACTGATGCCGAAGCAATCTGGCAGGCTCTTTTAATTGTTCTTACTGGAGCAACAGCAGAACGACCATCACTTTCATCATTACCAATTTGAGCTGAAACATATACACGACCACCAACGTCGTTAGTGGCAAGATTTAAAACGTATTCTGTGGTAGCAATTTTATCAGATCTATCACCCAATTGTGGAGTAATTGAACGAGGGAAAATACCACTATTTCCAGTTTGATTATAATATGGGGCATTTACATCAACTACTCTATAACCAATGTGTTTTAACTGAACTTCGCCATTTAAAACAACTCCATCTATGTGAGTTGGAATTGTTGAACTAAGAGTTCCTGCATTTAATGCCTCGTAAACATTATCGCCAGCGTATCTATAGGCACCTTTCTGTAAAATTACATTAGGAACAAATTGAATTCCTGTATTATTTGCCCATGTTTTTAGATTTGGTGCTCTAAAACTAGCATCTGGAGTTATAAAATTATCAATATCTAAGTTAAGAATTCTAGCAGTATCAGAAATAATTGATGTGGATGTTCTGATAGCACCATTAATATCTAATTCAAAATCTACTGTATCCAGAAATGCTGTAGCTGACGCTCCAGCTCCATTACCTCCAGTAATAGTTACTGATGGAGCAGTGAGATAACCATCACCAACTTCATCTACAATAATAGCAACAACAGAACCATTTGTGATAATAGCAGATGCTAATGCCTGAATTCCATCTGATAAATCTGGAGGACTTAATGTAACATTTGGAGTGAGACTGTATCCAGTGCCTCCCTGACCAGGATTAACTTTAATACTTTCTACTCTTCGTCCAGTTCTATTAATACCAATTCGAGGAAGACCAGTTAAACTATCTAACTGTGCTCGGAAAATTTCTTTTTCTGAGGCACCAACACCAGATCTAATAGTAAGTTCATTACTACCAACGAGTTTTGGATTAACTCCTTTAATGATTTCCTTGTCAGAATTAAATTGAAAACTCATTTTACTATGTTGCTCCGCTTCCGAATTTCTTATTCCTTAGTTATATTTAGTTTATTAAGACCACAAAATATTAACTACATCTACTGTAGATATCCATTTGATAGTTTCAACTGTTCCCGCTCTAACAGCAGAATAACTGAAACGATTTGCTGCTCCGCCATCATAAGCTTCTACTGTCCATGCTTGACCAGACGGAATACTATCTTTGATAATAGTAGTCAAACTAGAAAGAACTTGAACATCGCCAACTTCGTTACAAGTAACAGTACTTTCAATCTTAACTGAATAGTGACCTCCACCACTGGTATTTACACCAATGATATGAGCAGTAATGAAACTGGCTGTATTACTAGGCAAAATAATTTGAGTGCCAATAGCATCTAAACCAAGAATAGCTGTATTAGTACCTCTCAAAATATATTGAGTTCTTGTACTATCACCAAACTGACTATTTTTTAATTCTAATGTGTTTATATTTTTTACATCTTTAAGGTTGTTGATTACTGTAGTTTTATCTACCGAAAAACCACCAACAGAATCAAATTCTTTTAAATTAGTTGCCATTTTTATTTCTTAATAATGGTTTTTACTACTGTAATATTTACCTGATTTCCTGTTTGAACCGAAGAGTTCAAGGCAAAATTTATTCTGACATTGCTAGAAGCATCAAAATCAAATGTAACATCAATCAAATTACCACCAGTAACTAAATTTCCATATTCTGTGTGGTAAATATCTGTTCCCTTGGCTGAAACATTAAACTCTACCATTTCGACATCATTGGTTGTATTATTATGAGCAGAAACTACAATTTTAGATCCTGAGGCAATTGATGGAGAATAGACTACCGAAGAACCAGTATTTGTTGTTCCTTTTATCAAATTAATATCAGCTGTAGATAATTTAGTATCATCTAATTCAAAATCTTTTAATTCATTTGAAAGTACAGTTAAATTATTTTCTATTGATGTACCAAATCCTCTATTAATAATAATATCTCCAGAGGTATTTAATCTCAATAGATGTTTATTTGTCAGACCAACCGACAGACCTAAATCTAAATTAATTTGGGTAGAAGAAATAAATGTAGATGTTCCTGAGTTATCAATTGATGATGCTAAATTATCAAACGTTACTAAATTAGCATTGATAGCTAAAGTATCCGAATTCGATGAAATTGTAGAGATCGTTTGGAAAGTTAAAGCTGTTTTTGATAAACGTAAAGTATTTTCGCCATCATTATAGAAATATAAAATATTTTCATTAGTTCCGGGAGCAGTTTCTGGAATAATATAAGTATTGCCGTCTACATCTTTTACGCCGCCCAAACTAGTCCAATTACTTCCGTCATATCCTTCAAATTGTAAAATTGTTGTGTTATAACGAATAGAACCTTGGGAAGCTGATCCTCTACTATTACCATCACCAGCAGGAATTACTAGAGATGTGGCGGCATCAATAGTAACTTTTTTACCTGAATTTGGTCTAATTACAACATCATTGATATCCGTTGAAATTACATTATTTGCTAGTCTTAAATCACTATTAATAACAAGAGGGAGATTTCCTAGTGGACCGACTTGTAATTCTTCAATCTCTTCAAAAACTAATGGTGCTACAGCAGAAATGTACCAAGTTAATTGTGCTGTTCCGTTAGGCTGAACTCCAGATGTGTGAACTGGTTCATTACCAGAAGTTCCGGTTGTTCCTCTAGTAGTTACTTCATAAAGATTATTTCTATACTTTACATAAGCTCCCAATTCTACTGGGGTATTTGATTGCCAATTAGTATATGTGGGTAAAGTAGTATCAAGCGAACGAATTTTCTTTACTGTATTAAAATCTAAGTATGATGTAGTTAATTTTAAAGTGTTGTTATTATCATTAAAGAAATATAGTATGTTATCATTAGCACCAGTAAATGCTTCGGCAGCAATATAAGTATTGCCATCAAGATCTCGTACACCACCTAAAGATGACCATGAAGTAGTTGTAGCACTGTAGCCTTCGTATTGGTTGGTATCTGTATTGAAGCGAATAGCACCATCGGCAACAATAGATCCAGAAGGTCTTTGTGAAGAATCTCCTGATGGAATAATGATAGCAGTTGTCGTATTTACTTTTGCTACTCTACCCACTGGAGGTGTTAACTCAATATCATTACCAGTAGCAGTAGCAATATTATTGTTATTGATTGTTAAAATATTATTAACATTCAATGTTCCATTAGTTCTTAAAACACCCGAGGTAGTAATATTTCCTGTGTTAGAAACTACGTCAATATTTGTACCAACTTTAAAATTTCCCAATACATTAACTGTTGTTGCTGTTAATGATAAATTTGCTGGGGATGTTATACTGTTAGCTGTAATACTACTGCCTGATATTGTTGGAGCAGTTAAAGTTTCTGTTACAGAAGCAGAAACAAAAGTCGCATCGTCGCTAGAAAAAGATGCTGCGGTGAACTCTCCAGTTTCTATACTACCGCTGATTATATCTGTCGAACTTAATTCAGATACTGTAGCAGAAAATCCACTACCAAATACTTTAGGATTATTAACATTAATTGTGATTAAAGACTCTTGATTGTTGTCGCCACCCTCATCAACGTGAGAAGAACTTTGGGTGGCACAGTAATAATAAAGATTTGGAGTAGTTTCTGTTACTTTTATTGATAAAATTGAATTAGATCTAGTAACTCCATCAGTAAAAGCATTTCCTCTAAACGACAATGTAACTGAACCATTTGATTGAGGAGTACTAGTTAATGTTACCGTAGAATTTGCGATATCAACCGATAATACTTTTGTATCTAGTGCTAATGAACCACTTCCTCCAGTAATCGAAACGTCCATTCCAGGAAGTATTCCTGTTGTACTAGAAACAACAATAATCGGTGATGTAGTTGTCAATTCGGCGGTTACATTTTCAATAAAACTAGGAGACCAAATACCATCACGATATTTACTGAACGAAAATACATGACCATTATTTGAATTATCTGTTAAATTAAAATTATAAGTATTTCCAGAATACAATACTAAATTTGGTGTGATTTGAGAGCCCGATCCAGTATCAATAAAAAATTTATACGATAAAATAGCAGTATTTACTGTATACTGTGTGGCACTACCTTGTTTTGTAATAACATCAGATGATTCTAAACCTATATCATCGATTAAAATTGAAACAATATTTGATCCGCTTGTGTTTATTTTATAAATTTCTGCCGTTTCTGGCATAAGACCGCCAGTAAATTCTATTGTGTCACCGACACTAAAAACAGAAGATGCTACTGTCCCAACAAAAGTTATTTTTTGAATACTTTTATTTGTTACTGTATAAACAATTGGTTGAACAATATCAAAAGGACTTACGGATAATACGTCTGTCAAAGAATAACCATTACCGCCATCAGAAATACTGAATTGTTCAACCTCACCAACATTCAAAATTTCATATTGAAAATTGCTACTAGGTACTCCATATGCTGGAGAAAAAGTTAACGTAGCTGTTCCTGCTTGTGTTGGTTGTGATGATAAAGTAATTACTTTAGTAGTTGAATTCACAGCAAAAACGGTAGTATTTGCTGCTAATATTCCAGTGCCAGCTGTTTTAGATACTAATGCTCCAGCAGTAATACCAGCAACAGAAGATACAGTTATTTCTGATAAATTTCCTGAAGATCTGAAATTTAACGACGCTGCTCCATTGCCAGTTGGTGGTGTTGATAATGTTATTTGAGTTAAACTATTTACTGTCAAAACAGTAGTTAAAGGTGATAAAGAACCAGTACTACCTGTAGCGGCAGTTACTTCCATCCCCGCCAATATTCCAGTTGTGCTGGCAACAGTAATAACAGAAGATCCAGTATTTAATGTTGTTGACACCCCTTCAACTGAACCTTTTAAATTAGTTGATACTCCTGTTACTGGTACGGGTAGTGTTAAAATATCGTTTGCTTGATATCCAGAACCCTTGTTTGTAAAATTAACATCAGTAACTTTACCTGGATCTGATGTTATGGTAAATTGAAATCCAGAACCTTGCCCACCCAAATCACTGACATTTGCCGATAAAACATTGCCTGTTGTGTAATTTTGTCCACTATTTGTAATTTGAACTTGAACTACTGTTCCTGCTGCGACACCACTAAGTTCTCCTCCAATACTAATAGTTGCTAATGCTCCAGTTCCAGATCCACCAGTTAACGGAACATTTGTGTATTGTTGTCCGGTATATCCACTTCCTGCGTTAGTAATATCTCCATCAACTGGACTTACTGTAATCCCAGCAGTTGCCCCTGTTCCAAATCCACCAAGCAAAGAAATATTTGAAAATGTTCCAGATCTATATCCTGACCCAGAAGAAAGAATTTCTCCAGTAAATGATGTTACTGTAATATTTGCTAAAGCTCCATCACCACCACCACCAATTAAAGGAACATTATTGTAAGTTCCGGGATCATAATTTGAACCATAAGATGTTACTGTAGTTCCTTCGGTCGTTAAAACCTTCTTTTGAAGGATTAAATCTCTAAATGAATAAAATGCTGTTGGTGATATATCAATTAATTTTTTGCCCTCAGCAACAAATCCAAAAGTTTTTAAATTTGCTTTATAAAATCCTAAACTATTATCAGAATCAAATGCCAACGATGGAGCAGTTCTAGTACCATCTCCCAATTTGAGATTTCCTGTAGCTAAATCACTGCCCCCACTTGAGATGCTAAAAACATCCGAAGCAATTTGATTTACCTTCTGCCTAAAAATTTCAAAGGTATCGGTTTTAGCAACTGATCTAAGAACTGCCATTTCTTACTATCTCTCTGAGAAGCTGTTTGATTTCAGATATTTCTTCCTTCAAAGTATTTATGTCATCAATGGCATTACTAAATTGCCTAGAGAAATTTTTGGGAGCTGGTTTGTCTGTATTGACAATAGCTCCCGTCGAAGCATCTCTAAACAAATTTTCGTGACCTTCAACTTTCAAATAACGATTATCCATTAGTATGAAGCAACGGCACGAAGATCTTGAATTTTTGGAACATAAGCTGGGTCATCTGTCTTCATAACAATTTTGATAGCAAATGATGTAAACTCTGGTAAATTAGGAGCACTATATTTAAATTCTTGATAATATGATTGTTTTTCAAATTGACCAGAAATTGAATTTGATGCTGTTGCTAGATCATCATTATCTGGATTACCGTCAATATTAAAGTAGTTCCAATTAATATCATCAAAATTAGATTGTGATGATGTTTCTTTAATTTTGTATAGTACCTTGACGTTTTCTGTATTTTTTAGATTGATAGTTAATCTAACATCAATAGAAGATCCGGCAGAATTAATTGAAACTTCTTTTGTTACATATTTGGCAGCAGCAGAACTATTTTTAGCATCAGTTTCTTTCACGTAATCTACACCAGTAGTAAATTCCATAGAAGCAACTTCTACGTATCTACCATCAGAAGATTTTAAAATATCTCCAACTCTAAAAATATCAGGGGATTGACTTGCTTGTGTTTCTTGTCTTACAAAAACGCTATCTTTAGTAATTTTACTTGTGTAATCATTGTTAATAGGAGCATAAGAATTTTCAATAATCATTTCTTTATCTTTGGAATCCCAGACGATTACTCTGCCATTAATTTTGTTGGCATATTCTATGGTTACATTTTGAGGATAGTAAGCAAGTACATTAGAATTTTCACTGAAATTAAATGATAGTTCAGAAATAGAAGAAATATTAATACTAATAGTATCAATTACTGTGCCATCAGAAGAAATTAATGTAGCTGCTTCATTTTGTAAAAACGGAGTTTTTGTTTTTAATCTAATTAAAGCAACACTATTTGTAATTTGAACAATCGTACCTTCAGCTTTAGATGTTGCTCCAACTAAAGTTTGATTTTGTGATATTTGTCCAGCTGTTCCTACTACGGTTAGAGTTAAATTGTATAGAGGCGAGAATCTTAATATTTGATCTCTCTTACCATATCTATTTTCATATCCAGTAGAATTTTCTACTCTTGATGACTGTGTTTTGACAGAAGAAGTTCTCAGATCAATTACAGGAGAAAGATTAGAATTTGTTGAAGAAAGAACAAATTTGTAAGTTAACGATCTATCTAATTGATTCAAAGTTTCATTAATACGAGAAGAAATAACTTTTTGATTGGTAAAAAATTGTTCCTCATTAATGAAAGTTTTTTCAAAATCTGATTGTGAGTATGATAGGTAATTGGTTGTATTTGAATCAACTGGAACAGCATTTGTTGTCTTAACAAACGAATCTACATTAGTGCCATCTAATTTTAAGAATGCCACTTGAGCATATAATTTTTCAAATTTTCTATTATAAGAAGCAAGCACTTTACTGCCTCCTCCTAAAATACTAGCTCCAGCTCTGTTGGGTCCAATAATATTGTAAGTATCAATACCACTGTTAGTAATTCTAAACAACTTGCTGTTTAAACTTACTGAAGAAATACCACCAACATCTTCACTATTTTTGAAGAACACATAAGAATTACCTTTGTCTTCAAAACCATGATCTCTGTGAGAAACTTTAATGATTGAGTTGTTATTTTTAAATAGTGAAGATGTAGCATTTGTGGCAGATCTAACACTAGTTTCGAATGGCGAAACATCTAATAATTCATAACCAAGATTTTCATTCGTTGCCAATAGCTCAGCATTTTTTGAAATATCAAATTCTGCTTTGTAAAGACTAAATTTAATATCTTCGAATAGATCTTCTGTCCAGTTATCTGTATTTTGTGATTTGTAAACTGATCCAAGTAGAGGTTGTGACGAAACAATATTGCTAGTAGAAATTTCAGTTTCTCCCAACTTAGAAGCCCATAACTCATATTCTATGGAATCAGTTTCGATAGTTAAAGCATATTCAGTATTATTTTGTAGATAAACTGGATGATTGAAATTAAATCTAGTCGGGACAGTAGAAGGTGTTATACCATCTCTATCAATAGCTACGCCCATCGAAACGGCTGGGGAATCGATCTCGATGACTGATTCAATGATTGCCCCACCAGACCCAGTTCCGACGCCTCTAATGACCACAGAAGGGGCTTCTGTGTAGCCTCTACCGCTTAATGATATAGTGGTGTTGTAAATTTTACCATCAGACACATCTACTGTACCTGTTGCTGTGCTGCCGCCCGGAAGTTGGGGACTTTCGACAATAATAGTGGCGCTAGTGTAATTTTCACCAACATTAGTTACTTTTAAATCAACCACTTTACCAGAATCTTTGGCAATAAAAATATTGACATTAGTATTATTTCTGGCATTATACTGAGTAACGGAAGAAATTATCAACTGTTCATTTTGAACAAATGAAATGCCGTTATGATTTTCCAGTACTAAAGTATATACTTGTTCTTTATTTAAATCAAATCTTACCGAAGTTTCGTCACCAATTTGAATATTGTTCTTATCAAAAACTTTTAAAATAGGTCCACTAGCATTTGAATTTTTGCCAGTGACAAATTCAGATTTATCTATAGTTATAGTTTCTGTATCGCCAGTAACGTAAATTTTCAATAAAGTTTCTGGTCTTAATGTACACTCTGTGCCAGGAACAATATATTTTCCTGGTTTTCCTACATCAACATTGGTTAAATAAGCTTTGACTGGAATAGAAGAACTCTTCTTAGCAAAGAATAAATCAACTCCAGTGACAAATACCCCACCAGCATAGTTTTCAATTTTAAATGTTTGTGCTAATGGATTTGGTTTAATTTCAATATCAGTATTGCTGTTTACTAATTGAACTCCTTCATTAGCTTTGAATGTGGCGGTGTCTGTGGATACGATGGATGGTGGATTTTGTGGAATTACGCCAGAAGAATAGAACTTAACTTCAGCGTATGTTTCTACATTTTCCTTAATTTCATTCAAAGAACTTGAAGTAAATCTTATAGTTTTATATCCAGATGTAAATCTAACTTCTTCAGAATTTTCGTCGTATGAAACTGTATCTGGATTACCTGTCCATCTGCTATTCTCAACAGGAGACTTTCCTGCTGGTACTAAAATGATACCACTTAAATTTCCGTTTAGATCAGTGACTAGAGGAGAATTGAAAGTAGATAATGAGTTACCAGGAACTCCAGTAAATCTAGTATCAGGAATCGTCCATTTACCTACATCTCTACCTTCCATAAAAATATAAACTCTAGTATTGGGCTTTAATCTCCCAACAACAAATTTTACTGGAATTGAACGAGCAAAGAACTGTAGTTCAGTTGAAACATTTAAATCATTAACTGTTTTTGAATTTACGCCTTTAGCTAGTTCGTTGTTTTGTGGACTTACGTTAGAAGAACTTGCTACGGAAGCACTAGTTACTGAAGATTGAGTATCTTCACTGTTAATATTGGCAAGAGATTCTATATTATAAAATGCCTTGTTAGTGCCTGTCCAATTCACGATAAATGAATTGTGGATACTAGCAAAGGATTCTTTTACGGAATCTTTGGCTAAGAATATGCTGTTTAGTTTTGTATTTGTATCATTAACCAAAGGAGCTACTGTGGTGTCATACCATTGATCTATAGAAGGAGTTAAAGATCCATCTCCGACGTATTGAATTACAACAAAAGGATTTGGATTTAAAGTTTTTGTTGCGTTGTCATTACCTAAAAACTTCAAACTCTTATATGGGAGAGTGATAACACCATTGTTGTTTACGTAACCAGAAACACTTCTTTGGTCATTTCTAGTATTAACTTCAACCAAATTGAAACAATCTTCTTTAGTTTGTGGACGTAATACAGATTGTTGTGAATCTATGGCACACTTATAATCTAAAGAATTGAGATTGCCAATTTTGTGGGCTTCAAAATTATCAACAATAAAACCACTCTTAAATCGATCGAAACCAATTTCATCTTTAATTTGCATATTTAATGCTTGTTGCTCAAGAATACTTAAGGTCGTATAGTATTCTAAACGCTCTATTCTCTTCTCAAGCTTACCAATATCTTTCATTGTGTAACGCTTATTATTCACAGAAATAATTCTTACGTCTTTACTATTATTAGTATAGGCTGGAATATGTAAATAACATAAAGCTATAGCATCATCTACTGGGTCTGGTCTAGATGGATTTTGTGATGAGTTACCTTCTTTGACTACAAAATCTCCTTTTTTAGTTAAAAATACTCCGTCAATTCTATCAAGATATTGAGTTTCTGTGAAAGAAACTGTGTATTCTAAATTACTATCAGAAGCAGGAGATAGAGAAGTAACTCCGCCAGCACCAACAAAATTAATATAATCTCTTCCAGCAGGATTTGATAAAATTGAAATATCTTGGAAACCTGTAATTGTTGTTTCGCTATCAACTTTAGGTCTAAAATCTACAGCATCTTTTAATGAAATTACTCCATTGACAGAAGAATTGAATAAAGGAATCTCATCTACAGAAACACCAGCTTCATGTAAATAAGAATCTACGGTAGAAAAATCTCCTTGAGAATGTTCAAAATAATCAAACGCTACTACAAGTTGTCCGTTTGGAGGATCAAATCCAGGCTTTAACACAATTCTCGATACATCATAGAAAGTATCTCTTTGACCATCATCAAATGTGAATTTATATGTGATATCAGTTCCACTGACAAGATTGCCATTGGCATCAACTTTAGGGGGATTAGTTGTGGTTCCTTCGTAAATATATCTTAATCTATAGGCGTCGGAATATGAGAACGTCTCGATAGTTTCGCCATCATAATCTTGCCCTCTCAGAGGAATAACTCTATCACCACTAGAAATAATTACAATTCTCTTATTTTTAATTGATGTTTTTAATCTTGGTCTTGCTTTATCTATTTCAATAGTAGCGGTAAGTTTTAACTTGGGGAAAGTTCCTCCGAGAGGAATTGATCCAAAATAATTTGTTGGTAAATTAATTACAAAAGCACCAGCAGAAATTTGATTTGAAGTAATTTCTGATTGAATAATAGTAACATTCTCTGGGGAAATGTAAACAATATCTCCATTGTTGACAGCAGTTGAAGAACCTTTATCTAAAACAGTAACTACATAACTGTTCTCATTAAAATTAACAAATCTTTGTGTGCCTACTGGCAATTGAGCTGTGAATGTTATATTTCCACCACTAGATGAAAGATCGGTAATGAAATCTTTTCTAACATAATATTTAAATTTGGTGTCACTGGTATCCTTGATTAAAGATCCAACTTGCTTCGACCCAGTTGGGAATACTAAAGTTGAACTATTAGTATTTTCAATATTTGGTCTAAGTCTAATAATAGTAGCATTAGTAATATCTTCAGGGAGAGCATAATCAAAATAAATTCTTGATTTAGTAATTCCTTCTGGATCGGTTACTGATTGAACAATATTACGAATAACATTATTGTTAATATCTGTAAATTGAATCAAATCTCCTTGAACTAAATCTTTTGATAAATTAGCTCCAAATCCATTACACTCAATATATTTTCTTCCTTTATAACCGAAGAAAGAAAAATCACTTATTTGTGTGTAAGTAGAATACTGAGTATTAGTGACATCTACATCAGCAGTAAATTTATGATTGTTGTATGTAGAAGAAAATGATTTAATATTTTGTGGAGTATAAGTTAGAACAGAATTTTTATTTAATACAGGAACAATAGTAGCAGCATTAGTTGATAGTGAAGGAGCTGGCGTTACAGTGACAATTGGTGGCGAAGAATATGTCGAAGAAATTCCATCTCGACTAATAATTTTTGCCGAATAAATTGTTCCTCCATACTGACTTACAGAAACTTTTGACTGATCTATTTCTTGGCCATTAATAACAATTTTTGATGTAGATGGATAAGAATTGCCGCCGTTGGTAACAATAAAATGAGAGATTGTATTATCTTTAGCAATTTTAACTGAATTGCCATCTTCATCAAGAATTGTTTCTCCTGATAAGAAAGTTCCTGATAATGTAGAAACAAATAAAGTATTGCCGAAAGTGTAATTACCTGTAGTATCTGATTCGATTACACCATAAGCTCTACTAGTTCTTCCAATGATATATTTGCCCGTAGTAAAACCAGCATCAACTAAACTATCCAATTTAATTCTAGTAAAAAATACTGGATTGAAATAAGAGAAATTGAATGTAGCATCATAAGGTCTAGTATTATTACCAGTTCTTCCTTTTGAAATTACAATATCAGTATCTTCATTAAATCCAGAAGCCCTTTTAACTAAAGAAAAATCTTTGGGTTTAGCAATACCAATGATTGGAGTTATGGTTTCATTATAATCTACAACTATGCCATAGATAGATTCACTAGAATTTGATAGAGCTAGAGATTCAGACAAGTATAAAAATCTTTTTTTGGAAGGACTGCCTTCATCATATTCTAAAAGATATGAATCTAGTAATGATTTTTTACCAACTACAGTGAACTCGATGTAAAATTGTCCACTAGATTCTGAAACTTCTGGTCTTCTAACTACAGAATGACCGATTACATCAGCATAATCTACAGTTGACGCTAATCCACCACTTCTAGTTTTAATAAACCACAACTTAGATGGAAAATCTGTTTCTAGGGAAGGAAGCTCTCCAGTTACTTGAACATATATTGTTCTAATGCCATCACTCAAAGTAAATGGAACAGATCTTCTATTTTTTGTTTGTTTAAAATAAATTGAAGATTCTTCGTTGTTTAATCCAATTGTGCCATCATTAAAAACACTATTCAAATAAATGTTTGGTGTTGATGTAATTTCATCTCCAATTGTGTTTAGTGGAACTGAACCATATAGATTAGTAATCTTAAATTGTGATAATCCTTTAGTTTTGATAGTTACGTTATCTTTTACTAAAGTATCTCTAGCTTTATTAACTGTAATAGATTTGGTTTCTTTATTTACTATCTCAAATCCTTTTACATATGCCTTTCCTGGCCCAACACCCAAAACTAATTTTGAAGATGCCTCGGAAAGAGATAATCCATTTACTTTATTAGTAGCTGAATCTAATTTGTAAATGCCATTATTATTGTTTTGATAATATTCTCTTACATCGAATGAAAAATTGTCTACGACATAATCACCTGATTCATCGTATGTTCTTCTGGCGAGAGTTTCTTCTAATAAAGTATAATCGGCTGGCTTTATTTGTCTCTCGATTACGCCAGAATTAATCTGTAATAATTGTATAAAATTTTTATCTGTCTGTGCCAAATAATCAAATTTCTTCAACTCTAAAGAAATCTTTAATCGATGGGCTCCAGGAGAAGAAAAATTAGAATATCCTCTAGAGTTATCATATAAAGAAGCATCTTCTTCTGGAGTAACAATCGATTCCTGAATAACAAAACCAACTTTTGCTGATGGCTTATCGTAGTACTTATCAATAATTAAAATCTGTGTTTGATTTTGTACAAAATAACCATTAATAAAATAAACACCTTCATTTACTTCTGCAGCAGAAGCATAACCCATTGCTGGGCTTTGTAGACTAGTAGTTTCTTCTGTGATAGGATTAGTTACAAAAATACTAGTTGGAAGAACGCTGCCATCGGTTCCTACAACTAGTAAAGGTGTATTTACTCCACCAACAACTTCTAATGTTTCGCCTTGTCTAAAGGTATTTTCGTTGTTGGCGTCTCCGCTTGTCAAATAATTTACAAAAATTGTATCTGATTCTATTTCAGAACCATATTCTGAAGATATTACCGAAGCAATAACTCCAGAATTTATGCCTCTTAATTGAGACCCAACTAGCTTCTTGATATCATATTTTTGATATACAATATTGCCGTCAACATTTACGGCAACTTCAGAAACAGAAGACAATTTAACATAGTTTAACTTGTTATTTAACCCGACTTCTCCAGGTATAACAAGTTCTCCTTGCTTAAATTGGAATTTTCCGTAACTCTCGATTTGATTTTGGAGAATTGATTGGAGGGAGGTTAACTCCCTCGTTTGAACGGAATATCCAGGTCTAAAAAGAACTTTATAGAAGTTCTTTGAAGAATCAAAATCATCATAATATGGAGCTACATTAAGATTTGTCTTCTGTGGCATTTTACCCCGACATTATACTACTATCTCGTAGTATTATTTAGAAGAGTAAAAGTTAAATCAGAACTCAATTACGAGTTTGATATCTTCAATTTGGTCAGGTGCTCTGGTGATCAATCTTCTGTTTTCAATATAGATGAGGTCTCCAGAATTATTTTCAATTTCAGGTGTAGCTAAACCAGCAGCAAATGTTACTCCATTAGTAGTAGCATTACTTGCCGTATCTACATTACCAGCAGCAAGTGAAGAAGCTCCTGTAACAGCATTAGCACCGTTAGAAGCAAAAGCTCTTACTTTGCCATTGTCTGTGTGTAAATCTGGCGATTGAACGTACTTAAGAACACC